AATTAGATGTTGTTAAAAGAGTTAATAATTTAATCAATCCTTATTTAGAATGTTTCGCATTTAATTATAAAAATGCAACTTATTTATATAGATGTGATGAAAGATATGGTAATTCATTCTTTAAATATGAATCAGCTTTAGAATTAGTAAATGAAGTTAAAAATGAATTAAATTACGATTTAACTTTCTTTTATGAAAATAAATTAGATAAAGAAATGATTGTTAAAAGAAAATTGGAAGATAAAGAAAGAGAAATTTCAATTAAATTGGAAGATTTAGATTTTAATATTTCAAAATTAGAAGCTTCTATTAAATATATTGGTGAATCAGAGGTTCTTTCTACAGCAATGGTTAATTTAACAGCTAGAAAGAAAATATTAAATGAAGAATTACAAGCAATTAAAGAATTGCAATATAAAGAAAGAGTAAAATTATAATTAAAATTTTGTTTTATAAAAAGCCCCATATATGGGGCTTTTTAATTTAATATATACCTAAAAATTAATTTGAAATGATACATTTAAAAGATTTCAATTCATATGGAAAAGTAAGTGAAAATTTACAATATCATATTGATAACAAACTTTCTATTTTGGAAAATATATTTAGACCTGGTTCTGATTCATTTTTTTCTTTATTACAAGAGTCAAGAAATTTATATGATAACGGACATGCTGAATTTAGTGATTTAGATAAAGAATTATTTGAAACAACTGATATTGGCAAATTTGCAGAATTTGAAGGTAAATTAGTTGCTCTTGATTTTCCATTTGAAGATGAAGCGATTAATGAGGAATTAGAGTCACTTGATGAAAAAGCAAAATCAAAGAAATCTCATCCCCAATTAAATCATCCAACAAGAAGTTCAGGTCCAAAAAAATATCAAGTTTATGTTAGAAATCCTAAAACAGGAAATATTAAAAAAATTAATTTTGGTGATCTTAAAGGTGGTTTAACAACTAAAATAAATAATCCTGCTGCGAGAAAATCTTTTGTTGCTCGACATAAATGCTCACAAAAAACTGATAAAATGACTGCTGGTTATTGGGCGTGTCGCATACCCAGGTATAAAAATTTATACTCCGGCTCCTATTCCGGATTTTGGTAGAGAAGCAACGGGTATTTTAATATATAATGGTAACAAATAGAAAATTTGTTCTATAATAAACAAAATGCAAATCTACAAAATTACAAATTTAATTAACAATAAAATTTACATAGGTAAAGATACAACTTCGGATCAAAATTATTTTGGGTCCGGCTTACTGATCAGAAGAGCTATAAAAAAGTATGGTATAGAAAATTTCAAGAAAGAAATTTTAGATGAAACAGATAATTACGAAGATTTATCTATAAAAGAAAAGTATTGGATTGAAAATTTTAATTCTACAAATATAGAAATAGGCTATAATATATCAAAAGGAGGAGATGGAGGTGATACATTATCTAATAATCCCAATTTAGACATCATCAAAGAAAAAATATCAAATAGTAGTTTAGTCAAAGGCAAAACATATGAAGAAGCTTTTGGTGAAGAAAAAGCAAAAGAATATAAAGAAAAGTTAAAATCAAAAATGAATTTATCAATTTTTTCGGATGAATCTAACCAAAGACGAAAATTATTTTTTGATAATAAACGAGAAGAATTAATAAAAAGATGCCAATTTATTAGAGAGGAAATAAAAGATGGTAAAATTCATAATTATATAGATGAACTAAAATTAATCAAAAAAAGAGTTGCTGATAATTTTTTAAAAAATGCAGAAGGTTTCTATAATTTCTTCGGACAAGATTTGAAATTTATATTTGGTAAAAATAGAAAGAAGAAAGAAATTATAGATGTCGAAAAAAAGACAAAAGAAAAAAAAGTTATAGTTGATGGTGTTGAGTATAATTCTATAAAAGAATGCTGCGAAATAACAGGTATTAAAATAACAACAATAGGATTTAGATTGATTTCTAATAATTTTCCAAATTATTTATATTCAGATGATATCTTAAATGTTAAAAATGGCAAATATATTATAAAAGAGGATTCTAAAAAAGAAAGAATTTCTATAAATGATGTTATTTATAATTCAATAACAGAAGCTGCCACCAAATTAAATAAAACACATGATTATATTACTTGGCGATTAAATTCAAAATCTTATACTAATTGGTTTTATTTAAATAAAGATATTGAATTAAAAGAAACTGGACCACAAAAATTAAAGAAAATTTCTATTGACGGTATAACATATGAATCAATTGCAGAAGCAGTTAGAAAAACTGACATAGATAGACAATTAATTAGATATAGGCTAAAGGCTAAGAATTATAAAACTTATTTTTATATATAATTAATGAAATATTTAAAGGAATATAATGAAATAATTTTAAAAGAAAAGATTTTGTATCATGGTTCTGATTCTATGAAACCATTTATAAAATTTAAAGATAATCAGTTCTTTTCGGAAAATGACTATATTGCAACTACATATGCTTTTAATCATGGTGGTTTATTATATAAAGTTAGTGTTAATTTAAATCCATTTGAATTTATTGAAAATCCGAGTAGAATGTCAAATTCTAAAGGAGATATAGGAAAAGGAGGTCCTTATATTATGGGTACAGATTATTTTATAAACAATTTGATAGAAGAATTATACGGGAAAGAAGCTTCAAATAGATATAAAGAAAGAGGTTTATATCCAGGACCTGCTTATACACTTACTGATAATAATTATTTACCTCTTATAGAAGATGCAAAAAGTAAAAATTTCAACTCTTTGAAATTTTGGGATGAATCTTTTGATCTTGGTATTCGAGATATTTGTTATATAATTTTTAATGGCGAAGATATAAAAATAGATAGTATATATGAAGTAGATATGCCAAATAAAAGATATAATGACTTTAGTTATAAAAAAATTAATATATAATAAAAATAATTTTTAAAAATGAAATTAAAAAATTTTTCACAATTTAATGAAAATCTAAATGATGACAATATGATGGATATTGATCATGAAGAACAAAATTATATGTTTTTCGAAAATCTTAAAACTATAAAAAGATTAGTTGATGAGTTATTAAAACTCGATGAAACTGAAGTAGATGAAATTCTTGACAGTGGGCATGATTGGGCAGCAGATCATATTGCAGTGGCAAAAGTTAATGTTGAACAAGTTTTTGATTTTTTAATTAATAATACTGAAACTGATCATGATTTAGAAAATGATGAAGAATTAGACATGGTAGAAATAATGCAAGATGATGATAATGAAGATGTAGAAGATTATAGTTTAGAAGATGGAAATTTTGACGAAGAAGAAAATTATGAAGAAGAATAATAACTATGATTATCCATTTGAAGAAAAAATAGAAAATGGATTTAATATTCGCTTATTTAAATCAGAAACAGATTCAAAAGAACTTACATGGCATAGAGATTTAGAAGATAGATTAATAGAATGTACACATCAAACAAATTGGTTATTTCAAAGAGAAAATAAATTACCAGAAAAATTTGATAAAAAAATTTTTATAGAAAAAATGGTTTGGCATCGTATAATAAAAGGTGACGGCGATTTAGAATTAAAAATAAAAAAGCTAATTTAATAATTGGCTTTTTTTATTTGAAACCTTATTGAAATTATTTTATATAAACCAAAAAAATATTTTAAAATGAATTATCTCCATAATAAAGATTTATATGTTGAAATAGTTGTAAGTAAAGCACAAGGAAAACTTACCAAAGATGCTAAATTAATGTTAGAATTATTAGCCAAGAAAACAATTAAAAAAATGCGTTACTGGTCAAACGATGATAAATGGGATTGTTATCAATCTGGATTATTAGATATGTTTGATAATTGGTATAATTTTAATGAAGAAAAATCTGATGGTAATGCTTTTGCTTATTTTACCGAAATATTTAAAAGAGGGCTCGCCAAAGGTTTTAATCAACTTTATAAAAAGAAAGGTGACGCGGAACATAAAATTAAATTAATAAGTTTAGAAGGCTCAAATGATGGGCAAGGATTACATTCGATTTAAAAATGCACGAAAATATAATTTTCGTGCATTTTTATTATATAATTTACTCTATTCCCGTAAGGAATCGAATGTCAGTAAATACTGGTTCTGGTGATTGCGAAACAGAACGCAATTTTTTTAATAATTCTTGATTTTTAATTATAAGTTTTAATCTTTTAACTTGATTAGAACGGTTTGTTTTATAAGGTTTTGATTTTCTTGCTTTTGCCATAATTGTATTTTTATTTATATATTTTTTAAAAATTTGATAATTTTAATTTTTTTTCTTATTTTTGAAAAAAATAAAATTATGAAAAAAGTATTTTTACAATATTGGGAAGAATCCGAAAGAGGATGGGGTGTCAGACCAGATGGTTGCTCTTTACATGAATATAAAGAACAACATAAAAAATATATTGATTCAATATACAAAAAGAGAGAATTAGATACCGAAGTTCCTTATGAATACGATCGTCCAATTGGTGATATTATAGAAGTTCTTATAAAAGATGATTTATATAGTTCTATAGAAAATGGTTCATTAAGATTAATGGAACATGAAATGAATAATTTATTAAAATTAGAAGAAATAGTTATTTTATGAGATTTTTAGCACTACTTTTTATATGGATGAAATATTATCATATAACAAAAAATAAAGACATCTACAAAGGAGATATTTTTAATTTACCAAAATTTTCTACTTTATTTTATTTTACAAAAATATTTTATCCTATTTGGTTAATTATAGGTTTATTTGCAGGCGGGTGGATATATTATACTTTAACAATTTTAAGTTTAATAAAATATTTTATCTATCCTTTAATTAAAGGTAAAACATATAGAATATACGAATTAATAGAATCAGTTATATGTTGTATTCTATATGTTTGGTTATTATTTTAAACTTTTTTACCAGGATTAAGATGTTTATCTGTTATTATGATAAATTCAAATCCTTTCATTTTGCACCACTCAATGCAATATTTCCATTTGTCTAAATTTTTTGCATATTCTTTTAAGGAATATTCAAAATTTTTCATTTGTTTAGCAGTTGGATTTTGTTGTAATTTGGGTGGTTTTGTTTCATGTTCGGGTTTTATTTCTGCTATAACTCTTGAAACTGAACCATCTGATTTTTTTATTTCATAGTAAAAATCTGGAAAATATGTATGCTCGGTTAAAGTCATTTCTAATAATTGATTATTCCAAGCATTTTTTATGTATGGAATTTTTATTAATTCTGTATTCCATTGTAATATATTATCATTATTATCTAAATAAATCATAAATTTTTGTTCTAAACTTGAACGATAATATAAACCTCCTTGATTATTTAATTTAATACATTTTTGTTTATTTTTTGGAATAAATAAACCTTGTTTATACTTACCAGATTTATTAGGTGCTGAATTTAACATAAAAATAATTAAGTTTCCGATATATATTAAATATATATTACTATGGGAGATTTAATTAAAATAATTAAACAAGAATATAAAAACATAGCCGAAAGCTATAAGGAAAATACTATGTTTTTTTATAATGCTTATCAGAAAAGTTCAAAAGAAGTCACAAATATAAATGTTGGACAAATGCAATTAGGAGCTTTTTATTTTTTACAATATCAAGATGATTCTAATTGGATGCAATACTCTCCTGTTTTCACGGTTGATTTCAAAAAATTTAATGATTTAATTATAGTTTATGCAATAAATTTTAATTTCATACCTTTACAAATAAGAACTACGATTTTTGATAGGTATATCACACAAAAAGATTTAGAAACAAATGCATTATTAAACACTACTTATGAAAGTGTATATAATGTATTGCTACAATATGGCTATGAATATGCATTAGTTGAATATAATTTAAAACAAATTAAATTTGTTCATAAAATAAACAATTCTTTAATACCAAAATTTTTATATTCAGGGTTTCCTAAAAATAAATATGATCCTATAAAATTATATAATATTTGGAAAACAAAATTAAAAATGAAAGAACAAAGACATAAAGAAATGATGTTAGCGGATATTAAAGATTTTTATGACACCGAAACACAAATCTTAAATGATTATGATGCATTAGAAAAACATATTGATAGAATCAGAAAAAGCTACGAAAAATATGGCAAATAATATTTTTGATTTAAACATAAATCCAGAAGATGCCTCTATTATTTTAATACCTGTTCCTTGGGAAACAACGGTTTCTTATCGTAAAGGAACTTCAGATGGTCCAAAATATATCTTACAGGCTTCACCACAAATAGATATGTTTGATATTGATTTTCCAGAATCAGATAATAAATTTTATATGCTTCCTATAAATGAAAATATTAAGCAGAAATCTTTGCAATTACAACAGATTGACGACAAATCTATTATAAACGAAGAATGTCAGGAAATGGTAAATTGGGTGTATGAAGAAACTAAAAAATATATTATAAATAAAAAAGTTGGTTTAATTGGTGGGGAACATAGTGTTATTTTAGGTTATATAAAATCTCTTGCTGAATTACACAATTTTGGTATATTACAAATCGATTCTCACGCTGATTTAAGAAATTGTTATAATAATTTAATTTATTCTCATGCATCAATTATGCATAATGTTTTGAAAATAAAAGAAGTGACAAAATTAGTTCAGGTTGGAATTAGGGATTATTCTAAATACGAATACGAAACAATACAAAATTCCGAAGGTAGGATCATTACTTTTTTTGATAACGATATAAAAGATATGTTATATAACAATGTTTCATGGCATTCAATTTGCGAAGAAATAATTAATTCATTACCATATAAAGTTTATATAAGTTTTGATATTGATGGATTAGATCCGAAATTATGCCCTGATACTGGAACGCCCGTTCCTGGTGGATTTGACATGTATCAAATTTTTTATTTATTTAAATTATTACAAAAATCTGGTAAAAAAATTATTGGATTTGATTTAAATGGAGTTAGTAATGGTAATTCAACCGACGACACTATCAACTCAATAACAGGCGCTCGTGTATTATATAAATTATGTAATTTATTGAATAATTAAATAATTTTTGTTGCTGAAATAGGTCTCTCGAAAGATTTTACACTTATATCATTTTTAATTGATGTTAAAATACCTGCTGCTTCAAAATAATTATTATCTATACCTTGTTCCAAAGCTGCTAAAATTGGAAGCCCTTTCAGCTCCTATTCCGGTTGGAACTATCATCATTGCATTAAATTTTAAATTATTGACAGATTTTCTTGGATTAAAATTAAAAAATATTATTAGGAATTATTGAGTCTATATTTTTAATTTCTGCATATTCACAACTGATTTTATTATCTTGGTTATTTATTATAGCAAATCGTGTAATAAATATATTACTATATAATTCTTTAAGTTTTTATATATTATCTGTTTTAGTAAACTTAAAATCAAATATCGATTGGTTTTGAATTATATTCATTTGTAAGTAGAATTTTAATATATATAATAAAATTCTACTTATGTTGTTAAATTACTAAGACCATAAAAATCTTAAAGAAATTGCTAAAATGTTTAAATAACCAGTAGATGGTGGTAAAGATAATTAACGAACTATTTTAAATAAATTAAAACCTTTGAGATATAAAAACATCAGTAATTGTATTTTCAAAAAATAGGAAAGAAAATATTTCTTATATATACAAGATAATTAAAAATAATTAATTTTATGGCAAGTTATAATCCAATAAATCAAGGTGATATGAATATATCATCCATGGCTGGTGAAAATAAAGGAATATTTAATAGATTATTAAGAAATTTATCTAATTTTGGAATGAGATATGATGATATGATTATTAGAAATACAGTTGGTATTTCTATGAATGAAGATCCTTTATCACAGAAAAATAACTCTATGTATGATTTCTTTAGCCAAAGAGCTATAGCACAAGTTTTGAATAAAAAAGCAATTCCATATTTAGATAAATCTTATTCAGACAAAAGGAGAATTTTAAGAGAATATTCTATTAAAGATGAAATTAGAGATTATGTATCAATAATATCAGATGAGGCTATTATATTTAATGGTCAAGATTTTTGTGCAACAAAACCTTTACCAAATAGTTATTCTTCGGAAATAAGAAATAAATATCAAGAATTTTTTGAAAAAATTTATAATCGTTATAGTTTTTCAGACACTATTACGGCTTGGAATTTGATGAAAGATTTTTTAATTGATGGATTTATTGCTTTTGAGATTGTTTGGGATGATAAAAAACAAAATATAATTTCATTTAATAGATTAAGACCTGATACATTAGTTCCATCCTATGAGCCTACTATAGGTAATTTATGGATTCAATATCCAGAAGACCCACAATTAAGAAGAATTTTTTTAGATTCTCAATTATTATTAATTTCATATACGACACAAAATGATTTTGCTGAAACTTCTTATGTTGAAGGTTTAATTAAACCATATAATCAATTGAAAATTATTGAACAAACAAGAATAATGTATAATATTATTAATGCTACAGTTTATCAAAAATTTACAATACCAACAAAAGGTTTATCTCGTCAAAAAGCAGAAGAACAAATAGGACAATTAATAGCTAATTATTCAGAACATGTTGAATGGGATGATTCATTGGGAACATTATTAATAAATGGTAGTAAACATTTACCATATAATAAACAATTATGGTTTCCTGATGGCGATCAGGGAACTCCACAATTTGAATTAGTTACTCCAACAGGTAATGATTTGAATGAAGAAGGTGTTTTAAAATATTTTTCAAATAATTTAAAACGAGCGTCAAAAATACCAATGCCTCGTTTTGATTTAGCCGGTGGCGGTGGTAATATATTTACACTTGATACAGCAGACGTAAATGTTGAGGAAAATAAATTTGCTAATTTTATTGGTCGTTTAAGGGCAAACTTCAAAGAATTAATAATAAAACCACTACGTTTACAAATGTGTATGGAATTTCCAGAATTAAAAGATGATGAAGTATTTTTAAATAGCGTAGATATTATATTTAGTTCAAATCAAACGATAGAAGAGTGGAAAAGGATTAAAACATATACTAAAAAAATAGAAGCGGCTACACAAGTTCAAAATCTTAAAAAAGAAGATGGCACCTCTTATTTTCATATTGATTTTATTGTAAACAACATTTTAAAATTATCTCAACAAGAAATTGAAGAAAACCAAGCTTATTGGATTAAATCAAGATCTACCGGTGCCGCACCAGGAGCACAAGGCGCCGCACCAGGCGGTCAAATTGGTGGAGAGTTTGGTGGAGCACCAGGTGGTCAAATTGGTGGAGAGTTTGGTGGAGCACCAGGTGGGCAAATTGGTGGAGAGTTAGGCGGGCAAGCACCTCCTGCACAAGGACAAACTCCACCGGCACAGGGCGGACAAGCACCGCCAGCACAGGGCGGAACTCCTGAATTTGAATTCTAAAAAGAAAAAACCTTAACTAAGTTAAGGTTTTTTCTTTTTAGGGTTATCTACTCCATATTTTTCAATTAAAGTTGTTTGTATTTTATCTTTGATTTCTTTATTTTGAATTGGGTAATCTACTCCATATTTTTCATTTAAAGATCTTCTTCTTTTATGTTCGGAACATTTACGACAATTATATTCACCCCAATTATTGTGATATTTAATATAATTTTTATACATAACTTCTTTTTCTTTTCCACAGAAATCACATTTACAAAGAATTTTATAATGACTTCCAGTTGATAATAATCCAGGTGGTATAACAATAGTATCACCTATACTTACACTATAACCACATTCTTCATAATGTTCGTAATTAGATTCATTTATTTTAACCGTAACCTCTTTTGTAAGTATCATTTTTAAATTTTTATTTTTATATATTATAAATAATATTTCACACTTTGTTTTTGTTTAAAAATAACTATAAATAGTCCGCTAAAATCTATATTTTATTGAGTTTTCACAAATCGTTTCAATAAAAAGTCCATCAATATACAAAGAGGTTAAATAGTAATGATATATATACTATAAAAATAAAGTATTTACACATGAAACCAGTAATGATTATTGAAAACAATAATAATCCATTAAGTTTGAATGAAGAGGTGTTTAATTCTGGTGGTAAAAAATCATATTTGTTAGGTGGAATATTTACTGAATTCGATATTAAAAATCGTAATGAAAGAATATACACAGCTAATAAATTTTTACCTTGCTTGGAAGAAATGAATCAAAGAATAACTAATATGGGTGTATATGGTGAATTTGATCATCCAGATGTATTTGATACTTCGTTACAAAGAGCTTCACATATAGTAAGAGAAGCTGTTTTTAACAAAGAGGCAAATCGTATTGAAGGTAAAATTCAACTTTTGTCAACATTTTGGGGTAAAGAAGCTAGAGCATTGGTTGAAGACAATTGCCCTATTTTTGTTTCTTCAAGAGCCGCAGGTGTTACAGAAAATGACGGAACTGTTACGCTTAAAAAATTATTCACTTATGACATTGTTGCTGATCCAGGGTTTGGTTCTGCTAAAATGAATTCAATAAATGAATCTTTAAATTATTCAAATAACTCAAATTTCAGAATTTATGAAATGAATGATGAGTCAAAAATTAACGACATATTTAATATGAACAACAATGATTTTGTTACAAAAGAACAATTATCTAGTTACTCAGATTTCTTAATTAAAGAAATCGACAAAACGAAAAAGTCAGTAAACGAGGCTATTAAAAAGGGTAATGTAGATCCTAAAAAATTAGAACAACTTATGGAATATTATGAAGTTCTAAATACTACTAATACACAAATGGTTAAATACTTAGATTATTTAGCTGAAACAGTGCAAATAGTAGTTAATGAAAATAAAAGCTTAAAAGAAACAGCAGATAAACTTATCGCTCATAACGATTATTTAACTGAAAATCTTGAAAAAAATATAAATTATGTTGAATATTTAGCAGAAAATGTAGATAAATCTATTGGCTATCAGGAATATTTAGCTGAAAACTTGGATAAATCTATTGGCTATCAGGAATATTTAGCTGAAAACTTAGATAAATCTATTGGTTATCAAGAATATATTGCAGAAAATCTTGATAAAGCGATTGCTTATGGTGAATATATTGCAGAAAATCTTGACAAGTCTATTGCTTATGGTGAATATATTGCAGAAAATGTAGATAATGCTATTGCTTATTCTGAATATTTAGCTGAACATGTTGAAGGAAATATTGCTTATTCTGAATATATTGCTGAACATTTAGATGATAATATTGCTTATGGTGAATATATTGCAGAAAATCTTGATAAAGCAATTTCATATTCAGGTATGATTGCTGAAAAATTAAATGGTAATAAAATAAACGAAGATGCTTCAGACAATTCTGTTCCAACTTTAGAAGAATGGGGATTTGAAAATGAGATTGTTACAGAAGAAGAACCAATTGCTGCTGAAATTGAAGATGTTATTGCAGATGAAACAGAAGTTGCAGTTGCAGATGAAACAAATCCAACAGATGTAGATGCAACAGAAGTTACTACTGAAATTCCAACTGAAGAAGCACCAATAGTTGTAGATGAAACACCTGCTGCTGAGGTTACTACTGAAATTCCAACTGAAACTATTACAGTTGAAACTCCTGAAATGGAAGCACCTACTTTTACTGGCGAATCAGATACAGAATTATCTTTACAAATTGATAATTTAATTGCTGAGGCTAAGAAAAGAAAAGTGGTTGAATCGAATGATTTACATTTCTTAAAATTCTTAAATAAAGCTCAAATTGATAACTATTACAATTTAACAAATGAAGAACAAGAAACTGTTAAATTACATATTAATGGTAAATCTTATTTCAACAATGCTGATGTTTTAAGATTAGTTCAAGAAGCTTTAACAGTAAAAGCAGAAACTATGGAAGAAAAAATTGTAAGATTAATTCCAGAATCATTAAAATCTTCATGGGATTCTTTAAATGAAGTTGCTAAAAAATCTATTTTATCTCAATCTAAATTAGGTTATGATTTAACTACTGAATCAGCAATTGAACATTTCTGGTATACTAGAAATTTAAAGAAAAATGAAACTACTAAAACATTAGTAAATCATGATTCTTTAATTCAAGAAGATAAACTTTCAGATAAAGATATTACTTCAATATTAGAAAGAATTAAAGGTTTAAATTAATTTTAAATTAATTATACTATAAATAATCCTCTACTTAAAAAGGGAGGATTATTTGTTTGATATATATTATTAAACACAGCAATGTGTATCTAATAAGGTAAAAGGACGATAAAAAAGCCACCCTTTAAAAAATAAGGCTTTTAAGAGTTATATATACTTTATAAAAAAAAAATAAAAAAAAATTATGAATCACATTCGTATAGACAATCAAAAAGCTATTAACAAATGGACTCCTGTATTGGAGAACATGGGTGTTAAAGATGCTGATAAGATCAGCTGGATGTCAGAATATGCCGAATACCATGCGATTAACGAAAATGCTTATGCAAACGTATCAAACGTAGGTGGTTTAGGTACTATCACTGCTCCTCAAGCATCATTATTACCAGGTACAACAATTGGTACTAACTGGGGAACAAACGTAGCTAATTCTGGTAATGGTGGAACTTTAGGTTCTGGTGACTTAGGTCAAAACTTATTACCAGTTGCTATGAAAATTGCAGCTCAAACTATTGGTTTAGATTTAGTTGCTGTAAAACCAACTCCAGGTCCTAAAATGGACTTACTTTATATTGATTTCCAATATGATGAAAATAGTATGGGTAGCTCTGATGAAAGACCAACTATCTTTAAATTAGATTTATCATTAACTACTAACACAACAACGATAAATGGAACTATTTCAACAGCTTTATCCGCTGCTTCTATTATTCAATCAATAGGTGGTTTAACAAAAGTTGATGGTACGCCAGCAAGAATTTTCACAAAAATAAACAATAACCCAGGTACATTCTCAAATAGTGGTGTTACAGGACTTTCTAATACATTTTGGACAACTGTTGATTCAAGTGTTTCTGCAGGCGCAAACTTAAGTGGTCTTGTTGAATTTTTAGGATATTCAAGAATTGATGGTTTCCCAATGTTTAGATCATTTAAACAATCTAATACAGCTCAAACATTATCTTATCCTTATATTAACTCTACAACAAGTGCTAATACTGTTTGGGGATTTGATTCAACAAGAAATACATTTACTGCAACTGCTTCAATGCTTTCTCAAATTACACAAATATTTGGACAAACATTTACTGGAGCAAATATTTCTTTAGTTTCAGCTTTAGAAGATCATATTCCAGGTTATGTTTCTAACTTCACTGGTGGTGGTAGATACCCAATGGATCGTGCACAAGAAGAAAACATCTATGCAGGTCAAATTGGTCCAAAAATTTCTTCTAAATCAATCGCTGTTGGTACAATTGAAGTATCTTCTGCATTAAGAAGAACAGAAATTGAAGATATTAAAGCTAACACAGGTATGGATATCGTTCAAAAAATGGAATCAATTCTTGTTAATGAATTATCTCAAACAATTTCTAAACAAATCGTAGGTAAAATCTTTGAAATGGGTGGTTTAAATAGAGCTTCTGCTCCTCTTTATTCTGGCAACACTGCTTATAACTCAATTTCAGGTGCTACAATTTTTGACTTAGATACAGCATATGTACAAGCTGGTCCTGGTGGTGAAACAACTCACGCTGTTCAACGTAAATTAATCACTAAAATGGTTCACGCTTCTAACTATGTAGCAACTGAAGGTCGTGTTGGTCCTGCTCAATTTGCAGTAACAAATGGTGCTCTTGCAGCTTCTTTAATGGATATTGCTGGTTACACAATTAACCCTCTTAAATCTAAATTAAATAGCTCTGGACAACTTTACCCAGTAGGTCAAATTGGCGATATTCAAATATATGTTGACCCATATATGAAATATGATGACAATAGAATTGTTATTGGTAGAAAGAATAACCCAGATCAACCAGGTATCATTTTTGTTCCTTATTTAATGGCACAATCAATCAGCATCATCTCTGAAGCAACATTTGCTCCAAGAATGCTTTTAAGAAGCCGTTACGCAGTAGCAGAAGTTGGTTGGTATCCACAAAAACAATTTATGACAATTGTTGTTAAAGATAGCGCACAATATCTTAACTAATAAATATGGTTTTATTAAACTAAAAAAGTCCTCAATTGAGGACTTTTTTAGTTTAATAAATTAATATATAATAAAAAGTAATAAAATATGTCTTTACCACTTTATCTTATAAATTCAATGACTTATTCCGGTGGAACTGTATCATTAAATGCTAACTATTCTAATTTTTTATGCGGAGTTTCAACGAGTTCAAACGCTTTAATTAGCATTTCAGGATTTTACACCGGTGTAACTCTTTCATATACACAATCATTTAATTTAAATGCAACATATTCATTTGCAATGAGTGTGTCGGCATCTACGACATATAATTTAACTTTTTCTTTTTTAAAAGGACCTTATACTAATTATCCAAATAATACTCCACAATTTGTAGGAATCACTGGTGGCTCTTCATTAAATAATGGTGGATATCCTTATATAACAGGTATTTATAATGCAGGAAATTATGGAACTTTATATCAAGTAAATAGAGTTGTTCGAAATTATATTTTTAGAACATAAAATATGAAAAAATTGATTTTTAAAATAATATATATACTATAACAAAATAATAATTAACTATGTCAAGACCTTACTTCAATATTAATAATTTAACTTATGCTGGACCTACATTGAGCTTTGATTTTTCTTATTTTAAATTAAGAAGCACAGCCACAACAGCTACCTTTTCAGTAGATGGATTTTCCAACTCAATTGTCATCAGTGTTACAAATAGTAATTCTTATCAAGGATTATTTACTTTTGGTACACCTAATATAGGTGATGACTTACCTAATGATAACATAAAAGTTAGATTGGGTTCATTAGGCACTTCATCAACAACAACTTATACACAACCAACTTTAACTTATACATTTACTGGTACTGTGTCAGCTACAACCAATTTAACAATGAATTTGAGAGGTGTAAATATTGTCAATTTAACCGCTGTTTCAGCATTAGGTGGTTCAACATCAACTCAATTTTTAGCTACAACAACATTTTCATTTACTGGCGCAGCTGCCAACTTTACCGGAACAGTCAGTGGTAGTTCATTGATTTTTACAGCACCAACAAATACTGGAAATCTATATAATGGTGCAACAATTAGCACTACAATAACACAAGGTGGTTCTAGTTTTGCGACTTCTTCAGGTGGTACGACTTTTTCTGGTGGTTTAAATAACTATACACTTGTAGTTAATTATGCACCTCTTGGGCCAGTAACAGGTGGTAATGAAGTATATCTTTGGAGTATTAATTAAATATAATAATAAAAATAATAAGAATAAATAAATGGAAGCAATTTATTGCTTCCATTTATTATTATACCAAAATGTTCTATTATTTGAATCTTTAATTGATTCTCCTTTTTGATAAAAAACCCAATCATCAAATTCAGTAGAATCTAAAATAAATGGATTTTTCCAATCTTTTAATTGTCCACCATTTAATTCATACGCTTTTAATGGAATTTCTTTACACAAATCTAATATATCAGGTCGATTTTGTATTAAAGTTTTAGCATCTAAAAATGGATTTTCATCTAAATAAAAAAGTATTGTAGAACGCAAATAATTACCAATACCATTAAAATATTCCTGATCTAATAATGCTTCATAAATTGGCTTTTTAAAAACTTTTTTATCTAAATTATTTAATATATTAACTTTAAATAATTCATGTTGTTTAACAACATCTGGTCCTCTTTTAGAGCCTTTAAAAGGTTTATTTATTGAATATTTTGGTCCTAAAAATCCACCATATAAAGATAAAGTATTACCATTTATTTCATCAAATCTTAAACGAGTAAATTTAATTGAATTCCAATAATTAGTTGGAATAAATTTCCAACCACCACTCATTCCCATAAATACATAAATAGGTATTTGATTATTTAATTTTAAAATTAATTCTTTACCATTAGTATCAGCATTAATTGTAAAATTAGAATAATCTAAATCTAATTTAGCAATATTACCTTTTTCAACATGAAAAAGTTTATCAAATATTTTTCCTTCTGAATTAGCATTAATATAATCAGCACTAATTCTAACTTCGGCCCATTCTGGCATATTAACTTAAAATTTCTTTTATTTTTATATCACGAATAAATGGTTGAGCTATTTTTAATAACTCTTCATATTCTATTTTATTATAGTTATGTGTAATTTCTGTGTTGAAAAAATAAACTCTTTGCCAACCAGAATCCATCAAATAATTTTGATTATGTAATTTATCATATATTTTAACATATGATAAATTACGAATACTCCAATTAAATTTTGGTTTAATACTTTCTAATTTAACTTTTCTAACTTTTCTAACATCAATATCACCATTAATTCTTTTAATGAAATTAATTTTTAATATCATAAATTATTTAATTTTGTTTTATTATCACAATAATGACTATTTTTATAATATACCATTTTACCATTAAACTCAAATTCTTCTTTTGCTTTTGTGTTAGAATTTTTTGTATAAATAGCTTTAACTATTTTATGCTTTTCTAATTCTTTTCTTGGCTCCGAACTAATTAAATTAAACCTTTTAATAGAATTAAAAATATATTCAGAATGTTCCATATTTTTTTCATTCATATAACCAATAGTTAAGTGTAAACCAAAATATGGTTCTTTATTTAAACCGATTTCTTGTCTTATTGCTTCTGCTTCTGGACTATGTATTCTTAACCACCAATGTTTTATGTTAGTTCTAGGTTCAATTTCATAGAAAAAAGTGATTTCTTGACCATTATATTTTTTAGCAAGTTTATTAAATTTTTCATTACTAATTCTTTCGGATATAAAAGTTACATGACCTCCTCTTAGAGGTTTTACAAACTCTAAATTAAATCTATTACTAAGAAACCATGCATAATATTTATCTAAATCACAATCAAGCATTATCATGGCTACTTTTTTCCAATCTTGTTTTTCGTGTTTTTTTGTTTTATTTTCTGGTTGAAAAAGAATTTTTCCTTTACACTCGATTACCATTTAAAAATTTTTTTAATTTTATAAAACTATTACGAAAGTAATAAAAAGAAGCAACAATACAAACAAAATGATATATTTTATTTTAATATATAAGAAAAAAGTGTTATATGAACGAAAATTTAATTAAAAGCAGCAATAATCTCGCAAAAGAAGATTTATCGATGTTAAGAGAAAAATTCATATCTGAATATGCAAGGAAAAAAGGTTGGGATAAAACTCAATTAACTCCTGAACAATTATTAGAAATAGTACAACAAAAAGGATATTCTAATCCGGGTCTTATTAAAAGTTAATTTTAACCACCATAAATGGTGGTTTTTTTAAACCTTTTTATTTTTATATAATATAAAAAATAAAAAAATAATGTTACAAAATATACCAAAAATAACATATGTAATTGCTTATCAACATAAGCCAGACCGACTTCATAATCTTAAAAGAGTTTTAGAATGGCTTACTCCATTTCAAGGCTTAAATGTTGTTATAGTTGAACAAGATAAAAAATCAAAAATATCCGAACTTAATTTAAGGGCAAAACATATTTTTTTAAAAACAGACCTTCCTTTTAACAAAGCATGGGCATTTAATGTTGCTTTAAGATATTGTGATACACCAATCATAATATATGGTGATTCTGATTTAATAATGCACCCACAAGCGTTTTTACAAGCAGTTCAAACATTAGATTTTTATGATTGTGTTAATCCATATAATTCAGTAATTGATTTAACACCACAAGAAGGAATGATGGATTTAAATTCGATTTTACAGATTAATAGAATCGGTAGAGGCGAAGCAGCTGATGATATACAAAAAGTTCCTATGATGGGTGGTATTTTTATGATGAAAAAAGAAGCATTTTATAAAATAGGCGGACATAACGAGGATTTTATAGGTTGGGGAGCAGAAGATAACTATTTAGATGTAATGGTTAAAAACTTTTTAACTCATACAACATTACCTAATAAATGTTATCATTTTTATCACGAGAAATCTAAAATTGATATGAAATTATATCAAAGAAATATGGAAATATTAAATCATTTTAGTAATGCATCAAAGCAACAATTACAAAATCATATTAATTTAGTATTACCAAAAATAGGTCATTTAAATAAATACTCATAAAATAGTAAATTTTAAATCATATAAATATTTTAACAAACCATCAAAATCTTCACAAACTGAAGATTTTGATTGTTTCATATAATGTATATCAGCACCATATTTACCATCATTAAATGAATATATATTTAAATAATTATCAACTATTGCTTTTCCATATTCATTATATACTTTGTAAATATCGACTTTCATATAATCAGCATATGTTTCAGGTTCTTCAATTAATTTCTTCTCATTATAATCTATTCTATAAGTTTTACCATTAGTCATTATCTTTTGAATAAATGTTTCTTTATTGTTTTTGATGAAAATATCATTTAATATAATTATTTTCTCCTCAGTTAAATTAATTATATCTGTTTCTGTATATTCATAACTACCCATCATCCTATATGGTAAAATAGGCATGTTGTAATCATTTAATCCATAATCTTTGTCTAAAAACATTATATTCATTTATTATTTTTCTATTCAACTCTTTTGCTATAACAGTATTTAAATAATGTAGACTTACAAATCCTTCTTCAACTTTGTTGTTATTATTTTTAAATACAACTTTTGCCCAAAAAGAGCCAGATGTATTATCAAGATTTGAAGTAAATTTATCTTTATCTAAATCAATAATATAATAATCAGTTTCTATATGCCAATCTTTAAATCCTAAATTAGTTAAAGCAATATCAAATTCTTTTAACATTTTTTGCTTTAATTCTTCTGTTTTTCTTAATTCTTCTTGCTTTTCAGCTTCTTTTTCTTCATCCGTTTTATTTAATTCTGTTAGTTCATCTTTTCTATCTACGATTAAATCATAAACCAATACTTGTGTTTCATATAAAACTTTAGTATTATCAAACTCAAAATCTTGATATACCGTATCTGTAAAACTATCATGATCACCTGGTATATCATTATCATCAAAAATATAATCTATAACATCTTCTAATGAAATATCAGGCTCATTTACTCGTTGATTTCTGTAAATATAAAGTGATAATAATGAGTTTAAGAAAATATCCTCATCTATTTGTATATCCTTATCTGACATTTCAATAATATTAGTAACTTTATTACCAATACTTTTTGCTAAATCTTCTATTTGAGAATTATATTCTTCTATATATTTATCATTAAATATTTTAATTAATTTTTTATATTGTTCTTCTGTCAAATATTCTTTTAATTTATCATAAGTATTTATCCACTCTAAATTTATATTTTTTAAATCATCAAATAAACCTTTTCCGAATAACTCTTTTTCAGTTATTATATCACTAATATTAATATTACTGATATCCCAAAAAGTATCATTCCATATAGGATTATTACAATATCTTAAATAACCTTCTAATTCATAATAATTTTTTAATTGTTTTTTTAATAATTTATATTTAAATTCGATATGATCGCTTTTTTTATAGAACTCAACAAAAGCAGAAGCTTCATCTTCAAATTCATCTTTTATTATATTTGATATATTCAATAGCCGTAATAAATTAAGTGATTTATCTTCATCTGAGGATTCAATATTCCACATTACACTAAATTTTTTAAAAATATTGATTGGTAATGTAGAAGATATCTTTTCTTTAACTATATTATGAATTGTATCTGGATATAAATATAAATACTTAGTTGCTGAAGATAGATTCTCAAAATTTTCTAAATCTTTTAAGTATGGAAATATAGCATAACATAAATCAATATTATTTTCTAATAATTCTGGTAATGCATTATTAAATCGGTTTTTATCCCATTTATCATTAAATTGTTTAGTTTCTAAATGTAATTGCCACTCTGGTTTATCTATATTATTATTTACGAATACTAATAGATTATTTTTGTATTTGTAAAACTGGCTTGTTAATGATTGTTTATCTTTTTCAACAGCGTATTTTCCCCATGATGTGCACCACGATGTTCCAATTCCTAATACTGCTGCTGCTTGTTCTGTTAATGGCTTATATACTCGCCAATCATTATTTTCAAATAATAATTTATATGAATTTTCTGGTAGTTGTTTTAAAAATGGTGTTAATTCACCAGATTCAATATCTAAATATTGCCTTACTGCTTTAGCTAAATCAGATAATGAATCGAATTTTAATATATCTTTATCCTTTAAATTAGCTTTATTATTATGATAAATTGTTAAATATTGTTTTGCTCTTGGTAAATCTTCTAACAATAAAGATTTATTTCTATAAATTTTAGCTAAAAATTTAACATAAGAACCAATTTTTTTGACTTTACCGTCTTTAATAACAGAAGTTGGATCAGCTTCAACAAATTTACTTAATATGTCTGTTGGTATATCTTTATAATATTTATCAGCAATTTCTTTTGGATTTTGTTGATCTTCATTTATTTTAAAATATTTAAGCCATTTCATTAATAATTAACTCTTATTTTTTCATATTTCATTAATAATTTATACATTTTTTCATATTCTAAATCTAAATTATTAATTTTTCTTTGTGTCCATAAATTATTATTGAAATATTCAATTAACATACCTTCTTTTAAATGTTCTTTTTTTGAAGGAAAGTAATATCTTTTCTGCTCATTTAAAGTAAATGTAACGCCTTCATGGATAAATACTTTTTTATCCATACTATTATCATAGTATTTAACTTCTATTGGAAATTTTTCACCATTCCATAAAATTCTTGTTAATAAAGATTCACCTTTGAATTTAACTACTAATTCATTAAAACAAAATTGATTGATAATTAATCTAGTTTCTTTTTCAAAAATATCATTAGATTCGCTACTAATAGCAATATAATATTTTTCATAAATAGCATTTTGAAATCCCCAAATTGGAATAATAGAATAATTCAAAGAATATAACATATTTACAAAAGTATTGTTCCTATGTATATTTTCAGTTTGGCTTAAACCTTCAATTTCAGGTGATGCTATAATATATGATAAGTTTATATCATTAAGATTAATCATACACTATATATTAAAAATAATTATTTATAACTAGAATGTATATTCCCTATCTATAAAATCAAACTCATTTAATAACATAGAATTCATTAAAGATTGCACTTGTTGCTTATGCTGTTCCTGAACTATAATACTATCATGTATGGTTATTACATTTATATCAGGATTAATTATTGACAAAGTTTTTATTACTTTATTAAATATAAATTGTGATTCTAAATTTTGTAATTTATGTGAAACTATACGGTAATCTTCATATGTTTTTTTATAATCGATTAGAAAATTATATATTTTTGGAAAAAGTTTAGCAAATGGATTGTTAATAGATTTTCCATTTCTACCAAATAATGTTACATAAACTAATTCTTTACATGTTTTTTTATCTTTGATATTTGAATTATCCATTAAAAATTGATAAAACTTACCATGTATTACAAGATAACTAAAAACTTTAAACTCATGTGTATTTGATAATCCTATACCTTCTTCATGTATTATTTTAGTTAAAAAAAGTGGTTGTGAATTAGAAATATCTATTTCACAAGTTGGTTTATTTTTAATTAAAAGACAATTTTTTCTTATAAATGATTTTAAAATAGTGAAATTAGTATGCAATCTTCCATAACAATCAAAATGGTAAAATATATGTCGGTCATGTATAGATTCTACGGAATATTTATTCTTATTGTAAGAATCTTTATCTTGAATTGTATTATTTAAATAATATAATGCTTTATCAAATTCAATTGAAGTGGTAAATAAATCAGATACTAATTTTTGTTTTATCTCTGGATAAATAGAATTTTTTAAAATATCATTATTATCAATAGCACTAACAGCTTTTTTATATTTTTTTAATAAAGATTGGTTATCATTTTTATATCTTAAAATGGTTTCATCTAAAATAGAATCATCAAATTTATATGTTCGTGTATTTTTACCGATTTTATATTCTTTTATTATATGTAATATATTTTTACTAACTAAATAATCCATATAATAGTTATATAAATAACCATATTTTTCTTTGAGAATAGTTGACGAAAGTGGAAATGCATTTTCTTTTCTAAAATAATATCTTAAAAGTAAATTATGTATGATATCGATTATAAATGATGGTTTAAGTTTTTTACCATTATAAAAAACCGATTTTTCAGTTGTTATATCTTTTATTGATTCTGGTAGAAATTGTAGCGAATACTTTTTTGTTTCTAATTTAGATTTTATAGAATCTTTCAACATTAAAAATTGTGTTTTTATATTAAATATATATTTTATAAAAAGTTTAATTTATGAATAAATTTAGTCAAATTACAGAAAATAATTATTTTGTGGATGTAAATAGTATACATCTCGATTCAGAACTTATTTATATAAGAGAAAATAATAAACAAGTTGGTAGCTTAATTTTATGTTTTTCATCAGATGATAAAGCATCAGTTTTTTCTGTAGCTGTTTTGGAAAAATTTAGAGGAAAAGGTTATAGCAAAAAATTAATGAAATCTGCAATTGATAGAGCAAAACAAAAAGGTTGTAAAATTATGGAATTAAATACTGAAACAACTAATGATGTTGCCAACAATCTTTATAAAAGTTTAGGATTTGAATTAAAAGGTTTATTAGACGATTATAATAATTACCAATTAGTCCTTTAATATTTCATCAATTCTATTATTTCTATAAATTGATAATTCAACGAATTCCTTATCTATCATAGATATTATTACTTCTCTATGCAGATTCGTATTTAAATCAATTACTAATTTATCATTTAATTTTATATATTTAGGACTTAAATTATTAAAATAAATATCATATATATAACCATTTACGAAAAAATTTGTTTCAGCAGTATAAATATATTTTATTATATATTCGGTGAATACTATATTTGGTGTTATATTTACTTTAATACAATCTTTATCTCCTATAATATTAATATCTCCATAATTTGAAATGATATTTTCTGACATCAATTCTGTTAAATAATGTGTTATATCATTTTTAATATTTGTTTTAACATAATCAGAATTATATCTACCGATATATTTATCGATTATATTTCTTATTTCTTCTTCTATAAAATTTCTATCCATTATTACATATCTTTGAAAAATTCATCTAAATCTATATCTTCTATATCTGAAATAGGTTCTGTATTATTGTTTTCTAAATATTTATTTTTATATTTTTCTCTTATTTCCTTGACATGGGGGCAATTATTACAATATTTGTTTGTTTTTTTAAATTCATCAATAGATTTTTTTTCACCACAACCCTCACATGTTTTATACAATGCTTCTTCTCTTGCTTTCTCAAATAAATTTTTAGCCATATAAACTTTTTTAATTTATATGGTATGTTCCATTATTTGTTTACATTTAAACGATTGATGAAACTAAAATTTCTGCCGCATCCTCACCTCTTGAATTATTCTTATTATCTAATATTATTTTAACTTATTATTTAATTTAGAGTATAGCCATTTTTACCGTTTATCTAATCAAAAAGTTTTTTATCTACAGTGAGCATTTCACCAAAAAACATATCATAATAATTTATATTATTGTTTGTTTTTTTGTTTTTAAGTTTATTTTTGTATATTTGTATTACATGATACAAGATATATTAAATAGAAGTTGTTATTTCGATGATAAAAATAAGGATCTAATAAAAAAAGAAGGCGTTGTTTTTACAAATAAAGAAATATGCGACAAAATTATTAATAGATTACAGCCAAAAATCAATCAAAAAATATGCGAACCAAGTGTTGGTAAAGGTATTTTTATATTTTGTTTATTAGAATATTTTAGAAAAAATGGAGAAACACCAGAATCACTTGCTTTATTTGTTGAAAATAATTTATGGTGTTATGATATAAACGAAACTTTTATTGCCGAATTTAGAATATTATTAGATATTTACTTTGATGAATATTCTATAACTATTGATCCAAAAAATATAATTTGTGGTGATTTTCTTTTACAGAACAATCAATATGATATAATTTTTGGAAATCCTCCTTATGTAAGAATACAAAATTTAGATAAAAATTATTTAAATTTATTAAAATTAGAATTAGATTCTGTTAAATTAGGTAATGTAGATTTATATTTTGCTTTTATTGAAAAGGCATTAAAATCAGCACAACAAATAGGATTTATTATTCCAAATTCTTTTATAAAATCTAAATCAGGTAAATTTTTAAGACATCTTTTAAAACCAAGAATTAATTGGTTATATGATTTTGGTTTAAAAAAAGTATGGGAAACAATATCAACTTATACTTGCATTTTAACTTGTGGTAATATTACAGATAATTTAGAATATAATAATATTACAAAAGATAAAACATATTTATCTGATGATAAATGGATATTTGAAGAATTAAATATAGGCACAAATAAATTATATGATTTAATAAATTATTGTAGCGTTGGTATAGCCACATTAAAAGACAATCTTTATAAAATTGATTCTTATGATGAAAAATTTTGTTATAAAAATGGTTTTAAAATAGAAAAAGAGATATGTAAAAAAGTTATTAAAGCTACAAAATCTAAATCATCTGATGATTATAGTTGGATTATATATCCTTATGAGAATTCAGAAATAATAAATCAAGAAAGATTAAAATTAAATTATCCAAATACTTATAATTATTTTTTATCAATAAAAGAAGAACTATTAAAAAGAGATGCAGGTAAAGCTGATAAATATAATGAATGGTATGCTTATGGTAGAAAACAGGGTTTATTAAAAGAAGTTAATGGTAAAAGAATTTTATTACCATTAACTTTCTTAAAATCAAAAGGTATATATTTTATAGATATAAATGAAGATATATTGAATTTATCTGGTATTTTAGTTGACGTAAAAGAAGATAAATTTGATGAATTTATAGAAGTTATAAAATCAAAAGAATTTATAAATTATTTAGAATTAAATAATAAAACTTTAACTGATAAAAAGGATTCTAATGATGTATTTTTAACGATAACAAGTAAAAATTTGAAAGATTATTTATATTAAATCTAAAATTATATTTTCCAAACTTTTTTGATTAAAAATATATCTACCACCAACTTTAAATCCTAAAGTTTCCCAATCACAAGAATTTAATTTTTCTAAATAAAATTCTATATTATTTTCAATTTCATCTGTCAATGGTATTAATGCTAATATAGAACCATCATAATTTTTACAATCATGTATAAAAAACGGTTTATCATTTCTTGTTTTAGCATTAACATATATTCTTTTTCTATCTGATTTGTAAAAATCTCTTCCCCAAGTCCACCAATTATCTTCGGTAAAAATTTTTATTCGCCGTTTCATTAATTCGTCTTTTATTGAAAAAATATAATCATTTTTAATGTTATAAAACATTTTTTTCAAATTTCCAGTCTTATTTGTATAAGAACAAACAAACTCCATATTTCCATCATTACTCTCAAATAATTTATCCGAACCACTAACAGCTCCAACTTTTATAGCAAATAAACTACCTAATTTAGTTCCAGTTATTTTACTATCTAAAAATAGTAATTGCCCATTTGAATTTGTGAAAATCTTTTCACCTAAATTAGTATTAGTTTTTCGACTAAAATTATTCTTTTGAAATCTCCAAATAACAACTGATGGAGAATATCCTTCAAATACAATTTCATCGCCATACTCATACCAATCTGTTATTGTTCCATTTTCATAGATATAATTATTTAATTTTATTGAAGATGTAGTTTTAATAAACTCCCTTGGTGTAATAAATATTAATTCACCATTTTCTGTCAAATGATTAATGCATTTTTCTATAAAATAAAGATATAAATTAGATTTGCCATGAGTGATTAAATCACTATTAATTTTAGATAATGTTGAATTAATTATATTTTTACCAGCTATATAAGGTGGATTGCCAATTATAGTATCAAATTTATTATTAATATCATAATCAAAAAAATCTATGTTTAATGCATTAATAGGGCAATGTTGTGCATCAAATTCAATTGCAGTTATATTCTTATTTGTTAAATATTTAAGAAATATACCATCTCCACACGATGGTTCTAAAATAGAATTGTCATTTTGAATCAAACCAATCATTTTTGATACAATATGTTCTGGAGTAAAAACTTGACCTAAATTGTTTATTTTGTGCATAATTAATTTTCTTTTGAAACTATTTTTATAGAATTAGGCGATATGTTATCAGTTGTATAATATCCATTAATATAATTTGGGTCTTTATATAAAGATATGTTAGTTTTATCAGTATCTATTTCATAGATAATCCATTTTGTATTAATCAAATCTTTTTTAGTCTTTTAAAAATAGAAAACAGGAAGTTTAAACTTCCTGTTTTCTATTTAATAGAATTCAGAAACTATTTCCCTTAATTTTTCTATTTGTATTTTGTCTAATTTAGATAAATTTTTATTTATACAATCTACCAACTGATTACTATTCAAAATATTTAATAGTGGATTTACCACTTTAGTTATACTTTGCTGTTGCAGGTGTTGTGCTATAATTTTAGGTTTTATATTTTGATTATAGTAATTTAAACCTTTTTGATTTAATTTCCATCTTTTATAGTTCTGGGTTTCGTCATAATCAAAAAAATCTTTTTTATTTGAAAAAACGGCAGTTAATTCCGCACTTAATTGATGTTTTATTTCTGTATCTGTTTTTGTAACATTTTTCATTTTATATGAATCTTTTTTTCTTTCGACTTCATGTTTATGATTATTGTATAATTCATTTATAAGCGTTGGACCATCAACCCAATTTAAAGCCATCTCAATTACAAAATTAGTTTTATTAAATTTACTCATTTTTTTTCTTTTTATTTTATAAAAAAAAAGAAAAAAAAGTTTAAAAAAATAAGCTTATTTTTCACTATAAAAAAGAATTAATTACGCCTTCTTTTGTAATATTGTATATTACATCTTTTTCATTATTAAATGAACCATATGTGCATATTTTTTTAATAATTTTTACATTAGGTGGCAATTTAGTCAAAAATTCTCTATCTATAAATTCATCATATTCTTTTTTATTCATTTGTAAAATGCCTTTTTTATAATTTTCGCTTTTTTCTCCTTCAATAACATATAATTTATTTTGTAATTTTTGATAGAAAACTAAATCAGGCAATCCCGAAGTTCGTTTCGTTTGGCTTGATATTCCATTAATAAATGTGTCTGATTTTTCACAGCCTCCGTGATTAGAAAATAATACTTCATAATCCTTATTGTCTTTTATCATTTGTTCTAAACGAATAGTTGCTATTTTTTCTATACCTTCAGCGTAATTCCAATATATTTTATTGAATTTATTTTCCCTTTCTATCTTTAATTTTATACCATTTTCAAATAAAATAGTAACACCAACTAATTTGAGAATATTTGTGAATTTGTTATCTTTATTTTGAAAGTAGTAAAAATTTTTTTTATGCTCAACTATACATATCTCAATATTATCATCATATTTTCTTATCAGAAAAGCTCTACCAGATATATAACCTATATTTGGATCATGTGATTCTTCTTTTTGTGTTTTTTTATTAAATTTATATAAATTTGCTTGTATATAAACTTTATTATCTTTTAAATTGACTCTTGAAGGAACTCCACCGTTTTTTTTCTTTTTATTTTCTTGTTTTTCTATATTTTCAATAGAATCATAAACAAAAGAAGGATTATACTTTGTATATCCAATTTTATCATTTTTACTGATACATACATCACCTCCTATAGCAATTATAGTGGCGATAGAGCAATTATGAGATTGTCTGAAGCTATTTTCGGTCTCGACGATTGTAAATTTTGTTGCTGCTATCAAAAATAAATACGGAATATTACCATATTTTTCTATTATTGGAACTTGTTTAGCACATCTCTGGTCATACATATTTCCCTGCTGCGAACCATCATTTTTAGTTATTTCGAAAGCAGCTATTGGTATATCTTCTTCGGGAGAAGGCATTTTTTCACTCTCAAATATTAATCCATCAACTAAACTGCCTTTTTTACTGTTATATAAAGTATAATAAAAATTATTATACGAAGTAGATGTAATTCCTTCAATTTTATAAGTAATGTTATTTATTGGTTTAAATATTAAACCAGCATCAGTAATGTTAATATTTGTTTTTTTGAGATTAGAAATCCACTCTATAACATTTGCATGATTAAATTGGTGTGGGGCTTCTTCTCCTTGTAAGTATAAATTCATATACAAAAATTTATTTTTTTTCTTTTTAAATGCTGAAGAAATTTTTGTTTATGAATAAACAAAAATTTCTTCAGCATCATTAACTCTTGTAGAGTTATCGGAACTCATGGTGTTTTTCCTTTTAACAACTTCAATAGAATATTTTTCTTTATTGAAAAATGTTTTAAACAATTCTAAATTATGATTACTATAAATTATATTATCAAATTTATCAACATAATCCAATAATATTTTCTGCTCATTTAAACCAAACCCGTCTTTATTGTAATCATTTTCTTTTAGATCTTCATTTAAGTAAGGTGGATCAAAATAAAATAGACATTTATTTTGTATTTTTACACATTTCTCCAAAAATTCATTAAAATTCATATTATAAAATATAATATCCATTTCTTTAAATAAATTGTGAAAGCTTATGATATTTTCATATTTATTATTTAAATTTATTTTTTTATTTGTCCATCCATATGGGGTATTAAATTCACCCTTTTTATTCTCTCTATAAACACCATTAAAAGCCCGATACATTAAAAATAAAAATTGTGCCGAAGATTTCAATATATCATCATCTATAGATGAATTTTTTAACTTATTATACTGAATTCTTATATTTATATAATAATCATTAGCGTCCTTCATTAATTCTTTAAGAATTAACTTATCTTTAGTTTTATTTAATCCAAAACATCTATCTGGTATTAGAGATTCATGTTTTTCCTCAATTTCTTTTATCAATTCAAATAATTCATTAGGTTTATTTTTTACCATTAAATAAACATTTATTAAATTAGTATTTATATCATTTAATATTATTTTTTTTATACCAAATTTCTTGAAAACTTTAAGAGATGCAATAACGGAACCCATGCTTCCGCAAAATGGCTCTACATAATATTCAATATTAGAATTATTAATTAATAATTCTCTACATGTAGTTTCTAATTTAGAAGCAAGCCATTTTTTACCTCCTATCCAATCAAATAGTTTATTCATATTTTATTTTTTATTTATTACCCATAATAATTCTTCCAAATTTCCTTGGACATCATTATTATGCGATTTATATTTTTTATATTCTTTCTTTTCAGTATTTAAAGTAAAATTATGTTTATTACATATGTTTTCAATATCAGATTGATTCAATAGTCCTTGTGTACTATAACTTATGAATATAAACCTACATTTATCGATTGTTTTTACAATCATGTCTTCGAATGCTTTACTTGTGTTTTTAACTGTCCCAAATGGATTTTCAGGTTGATTTAAAGGAAGACCTGTAATAGTATTATACTTAATATCTTGAATAGAAAAATTCAAATTTGAAATATAATCTATTATATGATAATTAGTTTCATATTTTCTGGTAGTATATGGTGGATCAAAATATATTATATCTTTGTATGATATATCATTAACAGAATCGGAGATTTTCATTTTTTTAAATGAAACAACTTTATTTTCATAAAATTTAATATTTTTAAGTTCTGATATAATTTCATTGTTTATGAAATCTTTTGGCTTTTTATTTTCCTTTTTTAAGTAAGCGCCATATACACCAGTGGTATTTGCATTAATATCTGCAAATTTTAATAATAATGCAAGTGACATATTTTTAATTTCTTCATTAATTAATTTATTATTAAAATCAAATGATATTTTTTCTCTTATGGCATCTATTTTTTTACCAATATTTTCATTAAAAAACATACGATAATTTTTGCCCTGCGATTCAAATTTTTTATAATCAATAGTTTCTGGTTTTCCATTAACAGAAAACTCATTAAATATAATTCCTTCTACTAATTGGCATTTATCTAACTCATATAAATATGATATGAAATCATCTGTTATTTTTGGATTAACAAAAGAATTTAAAATCTCGGAGTATGAAGACATATCATATGATGATATGTCTGATACATGTGGCAACAAATATTTTGACACTACATTAGTTCCCGCAAACATATCTCCAAAAGAATTAAAATCTCCAGCATACTTATTGAAGTTTTCAAGTAAAAACTCAATTAACGGTTCTTTTGAACCAATATATCTTATAAATTTATTCATAATTTTTATTTTTAATTTTTATATCTAATTTTATTTTAGTTTAATTTTTTTTCTAATACCTTATTAATATTGTCTTTATATGAAATTCTCAATAAATTTATATTATTAAAAGAAAAAATATATAATTGAACTTTTGAATTTAAAATATTAAAAAATGGTGGTAAAATACCACCATTTATAGAATTATTATTTTAGAAAAATATATTGAAAAGATAAATTACTTTAATGGAGTTTTAGAAATAGGTTCTTTCTTTTTTTTCTTTTCTTCGCCACCTCTTTTTATTTCATCATAAATATCAGGATAAACAGTACCAATAGAATCACTATCATATTTAATATCAAAAAAATCTGACGCATTAATAAGTCCACGTTTTTGTAATTCAAATTCAGATTTTTTATTTAAAAATACATCAATACACATTCCTATATCATTTATAAATTTATTAATTATAGTTAACATGTTATCAGTTATCAAACCAAATGGTTCTTTTAATTTGAATTTAAAAGAAAAATAAATACATTTAAAAATATATTCAAATTTAGGTTCTAATAAATGTTCTTTGGCAATTTTATTTAAAATAATTTCTTTATTAATTCTAAATTTATCTTTATTAAAAAACTCCGGAATAATAATATCCCATTTTAAAATATCATCACCAACCTCTGCTATATACATATTAAATAATCTACAAATCAAATATGTATAAATGTCATTTCTTTTTTCACCTTTTAATTTTATATCTTGTAAATTAATACTTTGTGAAAAATTAACAAAATTAATAAGAATAAGGCAATATTCCTCTAAATAAGTTGTTAAATTAGATTTACTTATTTTGGTATATAAAGGATTTAATATAGCAAAATTTAATTGCTCATCATTAGATCTTAAAACAATTTTATCCACATTAACATTAAACTCATTATCCATTAAAAAAGAACCAAATAATTGTGGATTTAATAATTTATAAAAAAAGAACGAAAATGATTTTTCACCAAATACATAATCTAAATCTTCTTCAGAAGTATTTAAGAAGTATTTAATAGCCTCAATTTGTCTATCTGATAATTTACCTTTAAATATAAATGGCAAAGATTCAACATTAAATAATCTAGAATATTCTTCAATTTCTTCAATATTATAATCTTCTTTGCCTTTTTTAATAATAGACGAAAGTATTAAATTATGTTTAGGTTTTCTGTTATATGTATTTAAATCAGTTGGAAAATATTCAAATTTAAACCACCATTTTTTATTTAAAAGCGATTTTATACGATAATCTAAACTATTTAAATAATAATATGATTTTCCGTAATAAGTATCAATTGAATCATCAATAAAATTTATAGGATCAGCTTTTAAATCAGGTTTTATTATAAAATCTTCACCATCCCATTTAACATAAATTGAAGTTCCTTTAACATCTTCATATACAATAAATTCTTTATCTAAGATGTTATCTAAAAATAACTGATTGTTTATATCATTTAAAATAACCATAGTATATATATTAAATAGTAATTATTATATCATGATGTTGCCGATCTTCGATAAAAGACATTATTAATAAATAGTTTTGTGTGTTTAATTTTTTTTCATTATCTTTGTTATATGAGTCGAAAAAGAAAATATAAACAAAAAAATCAATCTAAAACAACATTTACTTATACAAAAAGATTAGAAGGTATATTAATGGAAATATCAGATAATATATCTTATGCTATATTAGGTTCATTTATGAATGAAACTGAAACAGGTATTAGCTTGCTTGATTTAGATTCGAAATTTTATTTTAAAGCTTATTTTGATTGTAAAAGAGCCTATGAAAAAATAGCTATACGAGATTTTTTGGATAGATTTTTTACGAAATTTAAATTTACTGAAAATGAAATTAGTATATTTATTTTTGATTATAATCAGAAAGTATTAAATAATGAAACTTTGGAGTATCAAACAATTGATATGTCAATTTTTGATAAACCAGATTTTATCTATAATCCAAAAGATGTTGCTTATACATTTAAATCGTTATGTTATCAAACATATCCATATGGAACAGAAGATGAGATTCTTAAATTTATTGATTTACCATTACAATTAGACGATTATGGTAATTATTATATAAAAATTGGAGATAGTAATACTATGTTTACCTCTCATTTTGATTCGGCATGCAAAATACAAGAAAAAGTTAATTTACTTTCATTTCAAAAAGATGAATGGTCTTTCTTTTGTTCTGATGGTAAAACCATTTTAAGTGGGGATGATAAAGCAGGAGTAGCTGTCATGTTATATATGATAGCACATAATATACCTGGTTTATATTATTTCTTTATAGGCGAAGAAGTTGGTGGTATAGGATCTGGATTAGTTTCAAAAAATTATGATAAATGTGAGCATATAAAAGGCATTACTAAATGCGTATCTTTTGATAGAAGAAATTATCATTCAATTATTACACATCAAAGTTTAACAAGGACTTGTTCTGATGCTTTTGCTAATAGTTTATGTGAAGAATTAATTAATCAAGGATTACATTATGAATTAGATGATACAGGTTCTTTTACAGATTCGGCAAATTTTATTGGTGTAATAAATGAGTGCACTAATGTTTCTGTTGGTTATTTTAAAGAGCATACAACTGGAGAATATGTTAATATAACATTTTTAGAACAATTATGTCAAGCATGTATTAATATCGATTGGGAAAATTTAGTTGTAAATAGAAAAATTGGATATAATACTGAAATAGTTGAAAGAAATTATGATATGTTAACTGAATTTAAAGGATTAACATTTTATAACGATGTTAAATTAAAGGCTTCGAATGATAGAATTTTTATGCAATTAAAGACAGCAGAATCACCATTTATGGAAAATTATGAAGATATATCAAATTTAAATAATTTATTTAAAAAATATGATTTGAATCCGTATATATACTTAACGGATGATTCTTCTGGTAATATATTAATGAATATAGAAATTGAATAATTATGGAAATAGAATTAATACAAGATTTAGACGAAATAAAAGAAATAGCAAACCTTATTCGGAAGGAACAAGAAAATTTATGTATTTATGTAGATAAATTTAGTCGAATAATTATTGAAAGAGAATTGCAGAAATGTGAAACAATGTTTTCTATTATGAATATAATGGAGGAATTAAAAAATATACAAATTAATTATATGCCAGATTTTTCATGCACATTTGAAATGTGGATGTATAAAAAAATACCTGTCATATTTTGTACTTATGAAAGAAATAAAATTAATTAAACCAAGATCCAAATATACAATTTGGTTTAAACCATCTGAACCTGATGATGATTGGTTTGTATGGATACTTTATACAGAAAAAACAGGAAAAGTAACTAAAAAGAGTATGATTATTCAAAAAGATGTTGATGATTTTTTAACACACTATTTGAATAATGGGTGGCAAATTGCTACACAAGAAACCGAAACTGTAAAAAAGCCATCAAAACCAAAGAAAACAAAATAAATTATAATATATAATAAAAAATATACGAATAAAATTTTGTTATTTCAAAACTACTTCGTATATTTGTAATATAATTCTTACTTATGGGGCTGAATTGATTAGCCTATTAGTGTAAAGTGAGTTATGACGCAAGCATCGGTGGTTGCACCCGATTAATAAGAAGCAACGAAAAATAAATGCAAACGAAACTGCAACTAGCGAAGATTTAATTTTTGCTATGTCAAACAACATCTTAAAGGTAAACGAAGTGGCTTTCGCCTAAGGATTTCCGCAGGTAACTCTGTTCAAAAGTTAAAGAGTGGTTACTTAATAACCTGCTAATTTTTTAGTTTTTAGTATTAAATAAACTTAATATTTTGATAATTTAGAAAAATAATCTAAGCTTGTGAAAGAGTAATTTAAGTTAGCTAGTAACACCCCATCTCGCTGTTGGGCAGCTCCACAAAAACCTATCTTTTTAGATAGGTTTTTTTATATATACTATATGAAATATTTAAAATTATTTGAAGAATACAAAGACGATTTTATAGTTGGTGATGATTCTGAAGCAACTTTTAAAAATTATTTTTCTCGTCCAAAGGATGTAAATTTAGATTTTGATATGGAATATATTAAATATGCTAAAAAATTATCAAAAGTTAAAAAAACAGATCCTAAATTTGCTTTAAAAGTTAAAGCAAAAGATGTAATGATGCAAGATATAATTTCTATTCCGAAAGGAATTTTTATTGTCTTAAATGATTTTAAATTTGGAAAATATATTTTCCAAAAAGATTCGATAGTAAATTCTGATGGAATCGGTAATTTAATAATTGATAAACCAAATGGTGGGACGGATAATATAAAAGCTATTGGACCAAAAAGAGGATTTGAGAGATTTTATTTGAATTTTTATTCAAATACCAAAAGAAAACAAGAATCTTTTTTTCGTCAAAAAGAAAAAGATTTAATTAAATTAAGGCACTAACTTACAACTTTACACCAAAAATTATTTAGGCATTTCGAACTCACCATATAGTTCGTCCATTAATTCTTTAACTAGCAACTTAGCATTAGCTTCGGACAATACAATACCACCTTGGTTGTTATAAAATTTATCTAATAAATGAATTTGTAATTCACCATCACTTTTCTTTACAAGAATATGTTTAGCGTGTGGTGGTGATGAAAAACTCACAAGTTCTATCACTTTATTTGCCATATACTTAAATGTTGTTTATTTTACATTTGAAACCGTCATTATTGCCTTTAATATTTTATCAAATTCTGTTAATGGCTTACCATACTTAATTTCCTTCCTTCTTTCTAATAGAAATAACAATTCAACTTTTGTAACACAAGATTCCATTAAACCTATCAACTTTAATGTTTCAAGTAATACCGAATCATTATCTAATATACTTGGTTGTATATCACCACTAATTTTACTCAATATCTCCCTACTATCTGATATATTCAAGTTTTCAAAAATATATCTATTAAACATATCATTGATTGATATATTCCAATCTAATCTTTTTTTCTGTTGACTTAATAAATCAAAAATAATCTTATTACGCCTAATATTATGTTGCATATTTATGGAATTAGTGATTTTGATTTTCTTAATAATACGATATTATTTTTACCAGATTTATGTTCAACATCAACTACAATAAATGTTTCTTCTTTATTATCGGTAAATAAAGTTACTTTTTCACCAATATTAGGCATACTTAATAAAGTATCTCTCTTTAATAAGTTCCAATTATTATTAGTATTTATGTAAAAATCAATATCAATATTCATTAGCAGTTTTTTAATAAAATACCTAATTTTTTTCATACTATTTTATAGTATGAAAATATTATTTGTTGTTTATCAAATCAACATATCTTAATCTTTTTTCTGTTCCGGCTAATAGTAAATTGAATTTCTCGGAAGCAGTTAAATGTCTTGTATTAAATCTATATTCTGTTTCTCTACAATATCTATGTAAATGTTTGCCTGTTACACGACCCATATAAGTTGTAGTCCACGCTTTCTTTAATATATTCCAAAAACCTTCTAATCTATTAGTTGTGAAACCTTCATTTGTTACATAATTACTTATTTTATGATAAACTACTTTATGATCGTAATTTTCACTTAAACGATTATATATTCTATATTCATCAGTAACTACTATTGAATTATCTACAACTTTGTTTTTAATAATCGGTAAAATTGTTTCTCTTTTTACATTATTAACTACTTCTACTCTTACAATAGCAGGATTAATAATTACTTTTTCTTTTACCGCTAATTCATTATTGTTTTTATTTGGTCTATAAACTATTTCAGAAACTTCATCTTTAAACATTCCAAAAACAGGTTGTTTATCTTCACCGCTTCTACCTTGTGAACCTTCTACTTTTTTATCATTGTGTCTATTTTTGTTTTTACCACCGATATAAGTTTCGTCAAGTTCTATTGAACCGTCAAAATTAGTTAGAAAGTTATCATGTTCCATAGCATATCTAATTCTTGACAACAAGAACCAACTTGATTTTTGAGTGATATTTAATTCAGTTGCTAATGTATAGCTACTAATACCTTTATTATGTGTAGTGAAAAGGTAAATAGCAAGAAACCAAGTTTGTAAAGGTATTTTAGTGTTTTCAAAAATAGTATTAGTTAAAACATTGAAATATTTACCAGTATTTTTACACTTATATTTATTATTGGAGCATTTATAGATTTTGGAGGTTGAATCAAATGGAGAAATAACATTATCGTTCCAGCGTAATGTTTGTAGGTGATTAATACAGGTTTGTTCGTCAGGAAATTGTCTTAATAAATCTAAAATGCTTCTAAATGGCTTTAATTCTAACATAGTGTAAAGATAAGAAGAACTTTACACTAAAACAAGGATTTTAAAAAAAAATTATCCACAAAATGTTTAGGCACTTATACAACTCTAATCCTATTTGCAAATATAATATATAGAATATGAAACATTTAATAACATATAACCAATTTTCGCCCGTTTACGAAGATAAACATAATATAGATAAAAATTTCATTGTTGACAATTCTAATCTAACATCAGAGCAAATAAAAAACGCACAAATTATAGGTCTTGATTTGACAAAACAAGAACTAACAAGAGAAGAAAACCTTAATGAAAATCGAAAAATAATAGCACAGACAGCCGAGAAAGGTTTGATAATAGTTAAACCTTTAACAAATAGTAAAATTATTTATTATGATAATATTGAAATACAGAATCTATAAATTTTAAAATGGTAAATGAAAAAATAATAGGAGATAAAATAAGAAGCAATGTTTGGGTATATAAACCAAATAATCCATATTCGGCTATTGAATATGTTGCGGTTTGGGACACTGGTTCTTCAAGAACTTTAATATCGGAAAAAGTAGTTAAGGAACTTCAACTTGATTTAACCGGCGAAAAGATAAAAATAGGTAATATACAAAGTCAATTTTTAGAAACTGGTATTTATTACTGTGCAATTTTCTTATCAGATAAAATAAAACCTTTTGGAGTCGAATCACCACTTATTCCGGTTTCAAGAACGGACTGCGATGTAATAATCGGTCTTGATATAATTATGTTAGGAGAGTTTAAGATTGCAGGCGATGTATTTACCTATAAATGAGATAGTATTTTATCTTCACATTATTATTAAACTTGTTTTGGAATAAGTTGTAAAAATGAATTGATAATTTCTTTTTCATACATTCTTATATTTAGAGATATTGCCTGTAATATACTTGCTAATAAATGTATATCGTATATTGTGCTATTTATATAACTTACATTAACTAAATTATTTTCTATATCAAATTCAATACTAATTTCCATTTTATTATTATCCGAAAATGTAACTTCAAAAACAATTTTGGTAATACTATTTCTTGTATCATCTGGATTGTATGAAATTGTTTTAACACTTAAATTAACTCCTAAATGTTTAAAAAGTGATGTTTCTAATAGTTTTTTAAGATTTTCTATTTGATTTATAGAATATGGCATACCAATTATTTTTAGAATAAATAAAGCAAATTTCAACAAAAGTTTTTTAATAATTTTCATACTACATATAGTATGAAAATTATATTTTGTTGTAAAATTTAAAACAAACCGATATAGTTATATCGGTTTGTTTTTTACCAAGATAAAATGTGTTTTACAAATCTTGAAATTTTTACCCACACGCATTTTCCACCAGATGAACAGTTACGTTGAATACCATTTGGACCACTATATGATGTGGTGCCACATTTTTGACATTGATACGACATAAAAATTGATTTTGAAAGTTAAAAAACAAAAAACTTATAGTTGTTGCAGAAAATAATTCAGATATAAAACCTTTTTATTTAATGCAGTCTGATATACTCTAAAACTTTTATGATAATTAGAAAAATAAAGGAAAAACTCAAAAAAATAATTGCCAATCTATATTCTCTTTTTATAGAGAAAAAAACTTCAAATAATTTATTAGGTTTTATCTTTTTTTGTTCTGCTTCAAAATGTTCCACTTCTACTGATGCATTAAGCCCTTTAAGTAATATAATTCCTTCATTTATTTTTGAATATATTGTAGATTTTGTTGAATAATTAGACAAAGGAGTAGAATTATACATTGATAGTAATTTACTCATTTCTCTTACTATGCTTTCTTTTGAATTACTAAAAGTAAAATTTATTATTTCATTATTTTGAACATTTATAGATTCTTCTATTTCTCTATCTTTTTCTTCTCGTTTTAATTTATCAGCTTCTAAATAAGAAATCGCCTTGCTAGCGCCTGTGCCTAATGATCCTAATACACTACTAATACCATCGCCTATTCCCGACGCAGCATTTCCTATTCCAGAACCAATATTATAGTTTGTACTTTGATTAGAATCATTATATGAACTATTATTAATATCACTTTCTTCTCCTAAATATTTTAAATTATACCAACTACCATCAAGTTTGTTTCTATCAGAAATAGCTTCAACCATATCTGGATTTAATCCAAGTTCATTTACAGCTTTAGTCAAAATTTCATTATTACCCTTTCCGTCATTTCCATATACTTCGGAAAAAGAATATACCCTTTTAGGAAATGTGATCACAGCAGTTTTCGAAGTGCAACCACCGCTTTTATTGTTGTATTTAAACCGAACTTCGTATTTATGCATTTTTAAAATAATCAGAATTTAGCAAAATTAAACAAAACATTTTGATTTGTCAATCTTACGGATGTCAAAGAAAAGTTAAAGTTCTTCTAAAATTGGCGCATGCCACAACCTATAAATAATGAACAAAAAGAAGAACTAATTAAATTAGGAGAAAAGATAAGGAAGATTAGGCACGATAAATGTTTATCACTTCAAGAAGTGGCAGATAAAATAGGTAAAGACAGGCAATCAATTCAAAGATTAGAAAAAGGAGGATTTAATCCTTCTTATGTATATCTTTTGGAAGTATGTAAAGGATTGGAGATTGAAATAAAAGATATTTTGGTATAAAAAAGCGAGGCAGTACCCGTTGATGACGAAAAAATAAAACTGAAATTTTAGGTTATCCGGCCAGTCCGTCCCTAAATAATAATATTGGTTGAAATCGTTTTATGCCAGAAACATACATCACGTTCAGGCTGCCTCTCTTCTTATTATAGAAGAAAAAATGAAAAAGTTTTTTTTTCAAAATTATCTATTTGGTGTAAAGTTGTATGTTAGTGCCTAAATTAATTCTGACAAACGATAATAAAATTAATAATAAAGATTTTACAACATTTTTGTTAGGTGAATTTATCGAATTACCGTTAGAACCAAAAAAAGAAAAATTATATCGTGATAATTTTGTTATGGAAATAAATAGAAAATTTAGAAATAGTGGATTTGACGATAATTTAATTTTATTACCAACTGGTATGAGAGGTGCGCCAAAAGGACAACCAAAACAATTTGATTACATAATAAATCCCGATTATTTATCAATAATAAATGATATTATATTAAAATAAAAAACCACCATTTGATGGTTTTTATTACTTATATATTATTTAAGATAAATTCAAGTCTTTTTTCTGGTGTGAATTTTGGCACTATAATTGGTGTATAACCATAACTAACATATGTAGTATGTAAAAATTTACCAATTAATTCTGCTTCTTCTGTTGTTTCGCGCCTAACATCATCGGTTTTGTATATTTCTTTCCAAAATGGAAATATAAATACTTTATTATAACGATATGTTTTAGCGGCATAGTCCAACTCTTTATTTATTTCAATTTCATACCTATTTCTATATCCAATTTCATCTAATATAGATCTATCAAAAAACCCTTCTATATTAGAATGAAAATTTTGAATAGTCATATCTTCTATTGCTTTTTGAAAAAGCAATCTATTTTCTTTAGATAGTTTTGGAAGTAAATGTGGCGAATTTTTTTTGTAAAATTCAATCAAAGTTCTTGCTGGTTCCGGTATAATATTAAAACCTTTTTCTGAAAGTAAATCAATTATGGAACTCTTACCTGTTCCTGGCCCACCTGTTAATACAATTCTATTATGCATTATTTTTTAGTACAAAAATATGAAATTATTTCTTAAAAAACAACTTTTATTACATGTATAATTATAATTATAATAAAAATAAATACAGAAAAAAATGAGTTGCATTTCTTATTTTGGTGGTAAGTCAAGCAAGGCTTTCCAAGACTTTATAAACACAAAAATACCAAAAGATGGTATTAAAACTTATTTAGAACCTTTTTCAGGAAGTATGGGAACTTATATGGATGATCCTAACTTAAATTTCGAAACGGTTATTTATAATGATAAAAATAAACATCAAGTTAATTTATATAAATGTTGTTCTCAACCAGAACAGTTTATTCCAATTTTAGAAAAGTTTATAGAAATAAAATTAAAAACTGATTTAACAGATCCATTAGAAAAATGGGAATTCTATAAAGCAATTTATAAAGAATATATTAAAAATGATTTTTTAGATAATATGGATTTTGAGATAGGTGATTTTAAGCGAGCATCTATGTATGCATTTTTAATTACTTCTGCTCACAATTCGGTTTATCCAAGAGGAGCTGGTTTTAATGGGTATAAAAAAGATAAAGATACACTTAAATTAGAAACTTTAATTAAAAAATTAAAAAAGAATACATATACAGCTAAATTACAATCGATTACAGAGTTTTTAAATATTGATTTTGAGGAATTAATTTTAAAATATGATGCAGAAGATACTTATATTTATTTAGATCCACCATATTTTAGACCAGATGAAAATGGCGAAGATGATGCTAAAAGATTATTTTGGTATGGTGCTGATTCTGATGGTGTTTTTGGACCCGCTTCACATAGAAGATTGTTAGAATTAATTAAGAAATCTAAAGCAAGATGGTCTTTATCATATTATTATTTCCCATTATTAGAGGAATTATTACCAAAAGATAAATATATGTGGTTTGAAAAAGAAGTATTTAGAAGTTCAGCACATGGTGGAAATAATGCATCTGATAAAGGTGAGCAAGCAAAAGGTAAAGAATTACTTATTTTAAACTATAATCCAGAAACAGGAGAAAAATTAAATTAATAAAAATGTCGCTAAAAATCTCAATTGGAAACGATCATGCTGGACCAGAATTAAAAACAGCAATAGTTAATATGTTAACTGAACAAGGATATGGAGTAATTAATTTTGGAACAGATACAGGAGAATCTGTTGATTACCCAGATTATGCACATAGAGTTATGGAATCATTAACATCAGGTGAAACTGATTTATCAATTTTAATATGCGGAACTGGAAATGGTATTTGTATGACAGCAAATAAATGGCGAGGAGTAAGAGCCGCTTTGTGTTGGAAAGCCGAGATAGCTATTTTAGCAAAACAACATAATGATGCAAATGTTTTATGCTTACCAGCAAGGTTTATAACAACAGAAGAAGCTTTAAATATAGTTGAAGTTTTTTTAGAAACTGAATTTGAAGGCGGAAGACATCAAAAAAGAATTGATAAAATTAACTTTAATATATGAGTATCATAGGTTATCATATATCGGATATACAGAAGGGTAAACTTGGAACAATTTCTAAAATTCAAGAAGAATTAGATGAATTAAAAGATGCTGAAGGACAAAAATCAAAAATATTAATAATGGTTGAATTATCTGATTTATATGGCGCAATTGAAGAATATTGCATAAATCAAAATATAAATATGGAAGATTTAAAAACATTTTCAGATATAACCAAAAGAGCATTTAAAAATGGAAGAAGGTAAAATAAATTGGCAAAGATTAATGTCAGCAATTACTTATTACAATGCAAATGGATATAAGTATATTGATTTAGATTGGACAGTTGATAAAACAACAACTATTATAACAAAACCTTTAGATAAAAAGGATTTTTTTATATACGATAAAGCATTAGTAGCATCCGGTGAACAATCATTTTTACAAATGATAAAAGATAATAAATTACCTATTGGTAAATATTGTGGTATAACACCTTGTTTTCGTGATGAAATAGTTGATGATTTACATTCAAATTATTTTATGAAAGTTGAATTAATAGATACTTTGGAACCAAATATAAATGGTTTAAATAAGATGATAAAATGTGCTAAACTATTTTTTGAAGAGTTTATTGAAACAAGAACTATTGAATTAGCAGATGAATTATATGATATAGAAAGTTTATCAGGAATTGAATTAGGTTCATACGGAACAAGAACATATAAAAATATAGAATGGGTATTCGGAACAGGCCTTGCCGAACCAAGATTAACAAAAGCAATTATTAAATATGACAATTTATAATCGTATAGATGCAATTTTACAACATATGGCAACACCATATTTAGATATTGATGAAGCATCTAAAATAAAATATGCAGAAGTATTTACTCCTATTTGGTTAATTGAAGAAGAATTAGATAATTGTTTTTTAGAAGAAGATTTTAAAAATCCAAATCTTAAATGGCTTGACCCAGCCAATGGTATTGGAAATTATACTTTAACTTTAATTAAAAAACTTTTAATTGGTTTAAAAGATATTGAAGGATTCCAAGATGAAGTGGTAAGATATAAATGGATAGTTGAAAATATGATATATGTGTGTGAGATTCAACCGATGAATATGTTTTCATACCTATATTTTGTTGATCAAAAATCAGAATATAAATTAAATTATTTTACAGGTTCTTATTTAGATAAAGGATTTAGATTGCATTTAAAAAATGTATGGAAAATAGATAAAATTGATAGAGTAATTGGCAATCCTCCTTATCAAATTAAGGATAGTGGTGCTAAAGCATCTGCTAAACCTATTTACAATTTATTTATAGAAGAATCTATTAAATTATTAAATACTAATGGTGTTTTATCATTCATTACACCATCAAGATGGTTTGCTGGTGGTAAAGGACTTGATGCATTTAGAAAGAAAATGATGCAATCAAAAAAAATATCATATATAAAACATTTTCAAAATGAAAGAGAAGTATTTGGAAATAATGTTAGAATTTCTGGTGGTGTTTCTTATTTTCGGTATGTTATGGCTTATAATGGCAATTGTTTATTCAATGGTGTTGATATTGATTTAACTAATTTAGATGTTATTGTTTCAAAAACAGAATCGCTACAATTTTTAACAAAAATATTAAATAAGGAAAGTATTCAGACTATTTTTAATCCAAGATCACTATATAAAATTGATACTAATGATATTCGATTAGAAGATACACAAATAAATAGTAATTATGTTAAATGTTTTGTATCACAAAAAAGAGGATTTATTAAATGGATTGATAAAACATCTTTAAAAAATCAAGATTCTACTAAATGGAGGGTTTTAACGCCAAGAGCAAATGGACAAGCTGGTAGTGGGTTTGGCAATATTTTTATATCAAAACCAGGTGAATTTTATAATGATACATATATTTCTTTTATAGCAGATACGGAAGAAGAAGCAGAATCAATAATGAGTTATTTAAAAACCAATTTTGCTAATTATTTATTATCGGTTCGAAAAGTAAGTCAAGATGTTAGTTCTGAAACAATTAAATGGATTCCATTAGTTCCATTTGATAGAATGTGGAATAATGATAGTATTGCTGAATGGTTTAATCTTAATGATGAAGATAAAAAATTAATAGATTTTAGATGAATATAAAACAAATGTATAAAGATGTAATTTCTGAATATAAAAATAAAAATTTTGAAATAATTAATTTTTCGGATAAAAAAGCAATTATTGATGATAGCGACTATGCAATCTATGCCATGAATTATTTAATTTATTCTTTTATGAAATCAAAAAAAGATGACCGTTATAAATCAATTTTTGATTTTGTAATTATACCGATAAATCTTACTGCTATTGATTTTACTGCTATTAAATTTGAAACTTTTTTTAAATTTATGACTGAAACAAAAAATTTTAATTAATATATAATTCAAAATTAAAAAAATATGCTTGCTCTTAAACCAGAAATTAACAACATTATTTCACATCTTCTTAATATAGACGATGATAATAATTTTAAATGTCTTAATTTATTAGATTATTTTATAGAAAAATATCCTGATGCTCCTGGTTCAGTTTCTAATCATCAGGCATATGAAGGTGGTTATTATAAACATATATCAGATATTTTAGATTATTCTTCTAAAATGTTTAAATATTTATCATTAAAGGGAAAATTAGATTTTAGTTTATCAGATGCTATTTTGGTGTTATTTTTACATGATATTGAGAAACCAATTAAATATACACCAGTTTTAGTTAAAACAGGTGTTATAGACGAAAATGGTATGATAGAGGAAGAAATTTATGAATATGAAACTGATTCAGATGATGACATAAGAGAAAATTTAATTAATAAATTTAATATAAAATTAACTGATGAACATAAATTAGCATTGAAATATATTCATGGTGAAGGCGAAGATTATAGAAAAGATAAAAGAGTAATGACACCATTAAGTGCTTTTTGTCATTGTTGCGATGTAATAAGTGCTAGGATATTTTTCAACTAAAATAAAAAACCTCTCATTTGAGAGGTTTTTTATTTTAGTTTGTAATATCAAAATCTGATTCATTATCATATGGAAATCTCGCATCATCTGGTGTTGGAAAATGTTCTTCTCTTTCATCAAATTCATCATCAAAATTACGGTCACATGTGCAATTTTCTTCATCTTCACTTATATCCGCACCACATCCTTCGCAATAATCGGCTTGTTTAAATGCATTTGAAGCATCGCTGTGCATTTCATTAAATTTAGTCCAATTAAATATTTTAGATTCTTTTTTATCTTCCATATCTTCAATTGCTTCAATTTTATCTTTTATTTCATCTTTAGATAAAAATTGCATTGTTTTAGTTACATTGTTAAAATGTGGTTTATTATTATTTGGAAGTTCGTATATATCATCTTCATTTTTAGGAAATGATCTTTTAACTTTTTTCAATCCTTCTTTTTCTTTTTTTGCATCAAAATCTCTAAAATGATTTACATATTGAGTTTTGTATTGAGGTGTGTTTGTTTTTTCCATAATGTATATATTTTATTTTAAAATAGCATTTAACATATCTACTATTTGGTGTCCTATTAAAAAATGAATATTAGTTAATTTGTCTATATCAATTGTTTTTGTAGTATCTAATAATGAAAAAATAAATCTATAAAAGATTTTATCATAAATATCTTTTTCTTTTGAGATGGTTAAATTAAAATTGTAATCATTATTATCATTTACAACATTTATATCAAAATCAAATGTAGTTTCTTCACATGGTCGTGTTTTAAATTTAGGGTTGTAATTTACACTTCCAATGCTAAAATTTTCTATATTATTTTCTCTAAAATAATGCGATAATAATAAACCAGGTGTATCAATAAATTCAGAAAGAGTTTGTATATCTTTTCCAAATTTATTTGAATTTATTATTTTTTTAAGTTTTTTCTCTAAATCAAAACTATCTTTAAATTCAACCGAATGATAAATGCAATTTATATCATACAGATAAATAAAAGAATTGGATACTAAATCTGTTTTTTCTAAATTAGTTTTAAATATAAACTTTGTGTGTATAATTAAAGTATCCTGAACTTGTAAATCATGTATTGATATAACAAGTTTTAAAAAATCTTCATCTTTAGATTTTTCATAAACTGTATCTATTGTTTTAACCAACCCTTCTTCTTCATCAAATATCTCTTTGAATAATGTATTAATTTCGGAAATTTTCATGAAGTATATATTAATTTTATAAGGAGAACCTCCTTATTTGATATATAATTAAAAATAATTAAAAATAATTAAATTTTATGAATACTATAACAAATTATGATGATATGTGGTTTAGTCCAAGGAATCAATTAAAAAATAAATATACAACAAATACAAATATGGAAACAAATTATGATTATTTAGTTCAACAGGTAAAGCAATTAGATTTAGATGTAATTGATTTTGAACATTCTGATTATGATAAAATTAATTTAAAAATAGATAAACAAAAAGTTTATTTTTGGATTCGAGTTTATTTATCAGAAGAAACAAAAATTGAACCAGGTGATGTGGTAAATATAACTCACACACCAACAGAGGAAGAATTAGAAACAACATTTATATGTTATGCAAAAAAAGGAGCAGGTCATATTGATTATGAAAATGATGAACCTGTTGTAACGAATTATAATGCTGAAGATGATACTAAATGTCTTTGTTTAATGGTTGACGAAGATAGAATTAATTATGATTCAGATGATATACCTTTTATTAGGAAACTATTTAAAATAGGAAGACATTATGAATATGAATTAATTAGAAGATCGGAATTAGTTTTAACGAATCGAAGAAATGATGAACAAATAGAATATTATGATATAGAATTTTAAAAGCGGATTTAATCCGCTTTTTTTTATATATCTTCAAGTCTATCAATTATTACTTCTTCGAGATATTTTTCGTCTATATCACCATTCCATCCATAATAAGGTATATTAATTTTTAATAATTCATCTTCTGGTTCAATTTCATAATTATCTCCTTCTTCACTAAACCAACTTTTTAATATTTTATTGGATAAAAAATTATAATCTGAATTATATTTATCATATCTTAATAACCAAGCAGGATTGATTTCAAATAATAATCCTTCATCATGATAAATTAATTTATCCATATTAAAAAAATTTAATAATGGTTTTAAACATTCTTTATATTGTTCATTTTCATCTGCAGAATCTTGGGCCGTAGAATACGCATCAGTAATTGCAATTTTAATATAATATAAAGCATCAATATTTTTTACCTTATCTTCCCAAGAATCATATTCATCAAATTCTTCTTGTTCTTCCTCCGATAATGTGTTTTTAATTTCTTCTATTTTATTTATTATAGCAGCTTTTGCATCATCTGTTATATAATTTAAATATAAATCACGAAATTTAATATTATTACCGCTATAATAATATTCGTGCAAACTATTTATTATATCTCTACTTGAATAATTTCTACCATTATTATTGTTTGTGGAATACATAAAATCTAAATTTTGTATCGTTATATCTTTCCACTTATCATTATCTTTCCTAAAATATAAATAAATAACATCATCTTTTAAAACGAAATCTTTTGGATATTGTTTAACAAAATCTTCTTTTGTTATTATATCATTTAGCATTAAAAAATATAAATTACTTACTAAATGAGTGTTCACATTATATAATCCTTTATCAACAATTAATTTTCCAATTTTTTTATTTGATAATAATAGATAATTTTCAAGTAATATTGGATATTCCTTTATAATTCTTTCAATTAATTTTTCGTCTTCAACATCGCTAATATGAAAATCTTCACTTTCCATATATTCATTACCCATTTTTGTTCCAATTTTATATTTTAAGTATAAATCAACTATATATGGATAATACTTAGCAATAGGTTTTTTATTATTTTTACCTTTGCATTGATATATTTTTGTGTAAAGTTCATCTGGTTTAACATTTTTGATGTTAAATTCTCCATTTTCATCAGTTTGTATAGCACCATTATAGTCAATAGCTATAGTTACAAATGGTTCAACACTACCATCTTTTTTCCTTTGTCTTAAAGATATTAATGTATCAGCAGAACTTCTACCACAATGTCCCATTGCTTCAGCTTCTACATCACAATTGTTAGTTTCTAAATCTATCCAATAAAATCCATCAGGATATTGAATTAATTTATAACCATGTTCTTCTGTAACTGATCCAGATGCTTTTAATTGTTTATGCCAATCATCTGATATTTCATACATTTCTTTAAATGTTGAATTATAATTTATTTTCCAAATATTTTCATTTCTAACATTTGAAAAAATATAATCTCTGATAGTATTTAATTGAGTGTAATTATGTTTAAGTATTGTATTAATATCTTTATTAACATCACTTAAAACTTTATTTTTATTTTCATCTGTAATTTTGCGTCCTGTTAAATAATAGATAATATCTAAAATTGGTGAGTTGTTTATATCTTCTTGTTTGAATTTAGCATTATAAATTATTTTCCAATCTTCATATATTTTATTCCTAATATTACGAGCAAACCATAAAATTAATTTATCACGACTTACATCATTTCTTGGATTTTTAATATCTTTATACCAATCATCGATATATTCAATAGATTTTTCCTTAATTATATCAGGAATGTTTTCTTTTTTTAAGAAAGAATTTAAATCAAATGATTCATTTATAAAATCAAAGTATTTTTTTAATAATTTCATTCAAAATCTATTTTATTTTCATCATTTATGTATATATGCTTACTACCTAAACTTTTGCCTGATTCGATTAGTTTTTTCTCAACATCTTCGTCATAATTGTGATCAAAAAAACCAGCACCATGTCCATTTCTGGTTAGCCATATATCATGCCCTAATCTTTCTAAACCATTAGCTTCAATTGCATAATTTATATTATCAGAACCAGCTAACTCAATAAATTTTTTAATATCATTATATGATGCTATTAAGGAATTATAATCTACATTTTCAATATCTACATCAATTTGTGCATTTTGAGTTTTAAGTTCTTCTTCATCTGTCCACAAGGCACAAGTTATATATCCTTTTAAAATTTTATTTAAGTCATTTCGTGTTATTATTTTATCACCAATAACTATTGCAGAATAATTTTCAAAATATTTAATATACTTCATTAATTATATATTAAAAATATCTAAACTTTATTTTTAAAAAGTAATATATAAAAAGATTAAATAATCATATCTATATTTGGGGCATCAAAAAATGCCTCAAAAAAAAAATCCCTTATGACAAACACAAAAATTTACAATGAACTCGTTCAAAAAATGAGAAGCTTTTTCTTGGAAAAAGGTTTCATCGAAGTTCCAACTCAATCAAGAACTTCTATCCTTGCAGCATGTGAAAATCCACATTCAGTCATGACTTTCCAATTAGACGGACAGGTATGGCCACTTAAACAAACAGGACAAATGGATCTTGAAGAAGAACTATTAAAAAACCCAGAATGGCCAGGTTGTTTCTGTTTAACTACATCTTATAGAGATGAGAAAAATCCAATTTCAGGACGACATGCAAAAATATTTCCTATGTTTGAATTTGAACTTAAAGGCGGATTTGAAGAATTAAAAAAACTTGAAAACCAATTACTAAATTATCTTGGTTTTGGTTCACCAGTTGAAGTCAAGTATGACGAAATATGTGAAGAATATGGCGGTGTTCAAATTTTAGAAGATGAACATGAGACAAGAATGAAAAACGAACTTGGAAAATGTATCTCTTTACAAGAGTTTCCACGCAGGACAAGTCCGTTTTGGAACATGCGATATAAAGGTGACAGTATATTTAATAAAATAGATGTTATCTTATACGGACAAGAAACTATTGGTTCCGCCGAAAGGTCTTGTAATCCAGAAGAAATGAGGGAAATGTTCTATACAATAATGGATGGTGAATATGCAGCAAAATTATTCCAATTATTCGGAAAAGAAAGAGTTGAAAAAGAATTAGAAGATTTCCTTACATATAATTTCTTTGAGCGTTCAGGCGGAGGAATAGGAATGACTAGGTTAAGTAGAGCATATGAACTATTAAAGCAAGAAGAATTAGAATTAGTTTAAAAATAAAAGAGCCAATTGGCTCTTTTATTTTATGCTTTACTTCTAAATCAGGCAGGATATAATTTAATATATATACTTATGAAAGATTATTACATTTATATTTATTTAGACCCAAGAAAAATTGGCAACTTTGTTTTTGAAGATATAACATTTGATTATGAGCCAATATATGTTGGTAAAGGAATAAAGGATAGAGTTAAACGACATTTATATCTTTGTAAAAAGAGCAAAACATATTTTCATAATAAACTAAAATTAATTTTGAACGAAGGTTTCGAACCTATCTATAAAATAATTAAAACTTCTTTAACAGAAGAACAAGCATTAACAGAAGAAATAAAGTTAATTAAATTAATAGGTAGAGAAGAAAACGGTGGAACTTTAACGAATTTATCTGATGGTGGTGAAGGGCAAAGTGGTTATAAACATAGAGAAGAATCAAAGATAAAAACATCTATTTCTTTAAAGAATAATAAAGAATTTCAAGATTATCTGAAGACAGATGATTTCAAATCTAAAGTAAGTAAAGGGCTTATAGGTCATATTGGTTATGGAAAAGGAGTTCCACGAACCGAAGAAGTAAAAAATAAAATTAAAGAAAAATTAAAGGGAAGACCTGGACGAAAGCATACACAAAAATCTAAACAAAAAATGTCCGAAAATAATTCGGGTAAAGGAAATCCTAATTCAAAAATTTATACAATACAATTTGGAGATTCAATTTTAATATTTGAAACAATAAAAGAATTATCAGAGTATGTAGAAAAATATAATGTGGAAAATAATTTAAAGGGTCCAAAAAGAGTATCTGTTGAAGGTATTTTATATAAAGGCATTTCTAAAAATTTTAAATTATTAGAGAAAAGTTATATATAATCTTTATATATACTAATATGGAATATCTAATAGAATATAATAACTTTAAGCAAAAAACAATATTGTATATACATGGTTTAGATGCACAAAAACATAATAAAAATCAAATTAAAAAGCAATATAAAAAAATTGTTAATGATTTAGGATTTGATTATGTGTCTATTTTTGTTGATTATAGAAAAGATGATGTTTGGGATATTATTTCTAAAATTAATATTGATGGTGTTATAGGACATTCTGTTGGCGGATATATGGCTAATGAACTGTCAAATTTTAAACAAATACCAGCATTATTACTTATGCCTTCTTTTGATAAAAAAGATATTAAATTACAAAAAATACCTAACGATGTTAAAGATAAATCTACATATAAAAAGAAATTAGTTTTAATAGGTGAAAAAGATAAATCTGTTGATAATAATTTGATAAAGAAAACTTTAAAAGGAATTGATATTTTAAGTGAGGATATTGATCATGATGTTGATAATAAAATTTTTAAAAAATATTGTAAATTATTCGTTGATAAGTTTTATTAAACTAATTCTAATTTATTAATATACACTATATGAATAAATTTATATTAATCGATAGGAATAAAGAAATGGTTGATGCATGGTATGAAGAATTTAAAAATTATGCTAATTTTGAATTCTATCATGGTGATATATTTGATAAATCAGCCGATATTGTTGCCTCACCAGCAAACTCTTTTGGGTTTATGAATGGTGGTATTGAATTGGCTTATAGTAATAGAATGGGATGGCATATTCAAGAAGAGTTCCAAAGAAGAATACAAGAAGAATATGATGGTGAAATATTAGTTGGACAATCTTGTTTAATAGATACTGATTTTACACAATACCCAAAAATACTATTAGCGCCAACTATGAGAGTCCCATTATATTTAAATGGCACACCAAATGTATATCTTTCAGCAAAAGCTATATTTTTAGGGGTTAAAAGATATTCAGAAAATGCTTCTTGTGTAATACCAGGTCTTGGAACTGGAACGGGATATGTTCCGTATAAGATGTGTGCTCAAAAAATGAGGATGGCATATGAGGATTTTTATGAAAATAAAAAAGTATTTCCATCTACCTTGTTAAGGGCAAATATAAATCATATGGAAGAAATAACAAATTAAGGAGATTGATTTTTCAATCTTTTTTTTTATTAAACTTTAATTTTTTTCATGAATATACATGTCTATGTTAATAGATTCACAATATTTAAGTCACACAAAAAAGTTAATTTTATCATTTGTTGATAAAACTGGTAAAATAAAATTAAAATATTACGATTGGGCAAATCCAATGAAATATCAAAACTGTGATTCGTCTGATCCTGAAAAACATCCTTTATTTACTTCATGGGAAGGCAAACCTGTTAAAAGAGTGCCTGCAGGTTATCCTGATCGATACGCTATTTATGAGTTTTTAGATGCTTTGCCAGAATCAGAAAAGCAAGAAATATTTGAATATAATGAACCTGAAATATATTTTGTCGATATAGAAACTGATCTTGACCCGATTACAGGTGGTTATTCTCAACCTGAGGATCCAAATGGTCAAATACTTTCTATATCTGTGGTATATGCTGATAAAATAATTCTAATGGGTTTAAAAGAAATGCCACAAGATATGCAAAAAAGAATTATTGATGGCACAAATGAATATTTTGAAAAATATAATAGTCAATATAAATTCAAGTATATTAAATATGATGATGAATTTGATATGCTCAGATCATTTTTTTATGATATGATACCTAAAATGACTTGCATTACAGGTTGGAATTTTATTGGTTATGACTGGATGTATTTAGTAAATCGTGCCAGAAAAATTAATAAAATTGTTAATGGTGAACAACTAACAATTGATCCAAATATTTCCTCACCTACTAAAAGATTAAATCATATTTTTATGACTAAATATGAATTGCCAGCACATAGGTTGGTATTTGATTATATGCAGTTATATGAAATATGTGATACTTCTATTAAGGTAAAAGAATCGTCTTCTTTGGATTATGTATCAAGTAAATTAGTAGGTGTTAATAAGATTAAATATACTGGCAGTTTATCAAAATTATATGAAGAAGATTTTGAGAAATTCATGTATTACAACACAGTTGACTCTGTGTTGGTTCAAAAGATACATGAATCTAAAAATTACGCATCAATAATATTTGCGGTTTCTTCATTATCTAAAATACAAATTAAAGATGTAATTAATCAGGCTAAAGGAGCGTTAGCATCATTAGCAATAACAGAAGGCGTTCTAAGAGATAGATTTAGAGATATGGAAAATATCGTTCTATTTAAAAATGAAGATAGAGCATCTTTTGATGACGGTGAAGCTGGACTTGCTGGTGGATGGGTTAAAGACCCGGTGACTGGTATGCAACAATGGGTTGTTTGTTATGACTTCGCTTCGCTTTATCCAACAACTCAGTTGGAATTCTATATTGCTCCTGAAAATTTTGTTGGACTTCAAAATCCCGAATATAAAAATGTGTGCACTAATGGCACAGTTATTGATTTATCTAAACATGTGGTGTGTGTGAATGGTGTTGTTTTCAAAAAACATCGTTCTCCTACTTTGAGAATGCTTGAAGATGTTTATGCGGATAGGAAGAAGGCAAAAAAAGTAATGATGTCAAAAAAAGAGGAGTATAAGAAATTACAAGATAAAATAAAAAATTTAGAAGAAGAAATTGAAAATATGATATAGGGAAGCAAAGTCTTTTAATATATATTTTATGAGAAAGAAATATTATATTTATGTATTTTTAGATGATACTAAATCTGGTAAGTTTATTTATGAAGATTTAGAATTTGATTATGAACCTTTTTATATAGGAAAAGGAAGTGATGATAGAATAATAAACTCTATGTGCACTAAAGGTGTTTTTAAAAGCAGTAAAATAAAGTCAATAAAAGAAAAAGGTGGTAATGTTATAAGATTTAAATTATTCGAAAATTTAGAAAATTTAGAAGCACTAGAAATAGAAAAACAATTAATTTCAAAAATCGGAAGAAGAGATTTGAATAAAGGTCCTTTGACTAATTTAACTGATGGTGGTGATGGAAGATTAACTTCTCCACACTCCAAAGAAACTAAATTGAAAATTTCAAAAACTAAAAAATCTCAAAATCTACATAACGCACATACCGAAGAAACAAAAGAAAAATTAAAAGAAATAAATAAAGGAGAAAACAATCCTATGTTTGGTAAACCCCATACAGAAAAAGTTAAAGAGGAACAATCAATAAGAGTTTCTGGACTAAAACATCCTATGTTTGGTAGAAAACACGATTTGGAAACTATACAAAAGATAAAGGATAAAAGAAATGCAGCTGTTGTTCAAACGGCTATGTCCAAAAAGAGTGCAGAATTTAATAGTAAAAAAGTTTTACAATTTTCAATAGATGGTGAGTTTATAAAAGAATTTAATTCAATAAAAGAAGCATCTATTGAATTAAATATTTCCGAATCTTTAATTGGCAAAACTTGTAGAGGTATAGTAAAAACTCCAAAAAAATATATTTTTAAATTTAAAGAAGAAAAAGATAAGGTATTAAATAATTCTTTTAAAATTAAAGAAGGTGATATTTATTTAGATTATAAACTTTTGAAGAGAAATAAACAGACGGTAATTATAGAAAATATTATAGGAGAAAGTATTACTTTAAGAAAAAAAGAATATCCAATTTTTTGGGAGAAGAAAAAAATAGATTAATCCTATTTATTATATAAATATATAATTACATGAAGTATTTAAAATATTTTGAATCTTATGAAGAATCAAATGAAGAATCAATAGTTATTGATATACCTATTTCTGAAGACGAATATATCGGCGAGGTGCATGGTATTATACATTTTAAAAAAGAATATTTAGATAATTGGCTTTATCTTGAAAGAGTTAAATTAAATATTGATGAAAATTTAATCGAATTTCCAGTTGCTATATTAAAAAATATAAATGTTGAATCAGATTATAGAAATAGAGGATATGGTAATGAAGCTATGGAAACATTCCTTGATGCTGCGTCAGAAGCTAAATCTATTATATTAATAGCTGATTTATTGGCAGACAATAAATTTGATTTAGTTAAGTGGTATGAGGGATATGGTTTTGAAATAATAGGAATGTCTGGTGGTAATCCTGTTATGATGTTAAAAGAAAATTAAATATGATTACATACAAAGATTCGGGTGTAAATATAGATAAAGCGAATAGTGTTAAAACTGAAATGAAATCTATATTAGATACTGATAATAAAAAAGTTTTGAATAAAGTAGGTGCCTTTGCATCTTTAATTGATTTAGGGTTAAATAATTACAAAGATCCAATTCTTGTTATGAAAACAGAAGAACCTGGTTCAAAACAAAAATTAGCAATTGATAATAATAAAGTTGAATCTATCTGTTATGATATGATTAACCATTTAATTAATGATATTATCGTTATGGGAGCTACACCTTTAGTTGTTCAAGATGCTATAATATGTGGTGAATTACAACCAGATATTATTAAAAGATTAGTTAAAGGTATGTCAGATGCTTGTAAAGCACAAGGATGTAATTTAATTGGTGGTGAAACATCTGAGCAACCAGGTGTGTTATCTTCGGGAAACTATATCTTAACATCAAGTATTATAGGAATTATTGAAAGAGATAAAATAATTGATGGTTCTAATATTAAAATTGGTAATAAAATAATTGCTTTAGCATCAAATGGTCCGCATACAAATGGTTATTCATTAATTAGAAAATTAATACCTATTATAAATGATGATAATTTTTTAGAAGCGATATTGAAACCACATACTTGTTATTATAATTTAGTAAAAGAATTATTAAAATATAATATAAATGGAATGGCTCATATAACAGGTGGTGGTATTAAAGAAAATTTAAATAGAATATTAAATAATGTAGATGCAAATATCTATTTAGATAAAATTGATATATTACCAGTATTTAAATTAATTAAAGAAGCAGCTAATTTAAATGATGTTGAGATGTTAAGAACATTTAATTGTGGTGTTGGCATGGTTTTAGTTGTTGATGAAATGCATGCAAATGCGATAATATCAGATTCAATAGAATATGGAATTAATGCTTATGAAATTGGTGAAATAATTGAAGGAACTAATGAAGTTAACTATATTAATTATCTAATTTGAATAGTTTTTGCAATTTTATCCATATTAAATATTACAATCATTTTTTCATGGAATCCAAATGTTTTATCGTGTATTTCATAATCTGCACCATTTTTAACTAAAAAGTTCCTTAAAAGTATTGTTTTGGTAGCTGTTATGGCTTCGTGATTTAAAATCATATTTTGAAAGAAATAGCCTGGAATTTTATTTTCTTGGCTTTTTTTATTTATTATTTCTATTAATTCTTTCTTTTTATCGGCTTTAGCATAATATTTGATAAATTCAATGCATTTATCTGTATCAAATTTAACATCATTTATATCATTACCTTTTTCGACTATTAATTGATATATTTTTCTACCACCACCTTTTTTATATAACATAGCTGTATCTAATCTTTCTGTTGCATATAAACCAACGCCATATTCATATCTTCCTTTTTTATGATATTTGAAATTTTTATCTAAATCGCCACCATGATAATATATCATATAATCTTTTTCTTTGAATTGATTTCCTAAATCTGTTGTATATGAAGGTTTATATGTATATTTTGGATTTATTTTTCTTATATGATTCATTAATAGCGAAGCATAACCTAATCTTCTTTCATTTTCATCTATTGAAATATAACTAACTGTTAATTCATTATCATATAAAACATAATCAACATATCCAATAAATTTACCATTTTTTGAGATTGTGCTTGTGCAATTAACTTGTCCAGAATAAGCATTAGTAACTTCATCCGTGAATGTGATTCCACTTCTATCTTTATTATAATTTTCAAAAAGTTTAATATATTTCATTTATTATATATTAAATGATATTTTGTAAATTGAATTATTTTTTGTAAATTTGCTTATGCATTATATCATACAGGAAAATATATTTAAGGAATCACATTATAATATTTTCAACCCGGATAAGTTTGATATTGCTTAATAAATGAGAAAAAACATTCTAATTTTTTAATACTATAAATAGTATGTCAATAAAAAAAGATTTAATTAAATATACGCCCAGAATTGAGCAGAACAAAGCTCTTGAATATCTTAAAAAGGTTATAGATAAAAAGCCTGATAATAAGTTTTTCTTATTTAATATGGCGGTTGGAATTGGAAAATCGCATTTTGCTGTTATGGTGTCTGATTATATAACAACACATGTTTTGCCTGGTGCAAAGGTTGATATAATTACTGCTGGTAAAATACTTCAAGATCAATATGAAACCACTTATGATGAGATTAAATCTTTAAGAGGTAAAGATAATTATAATTGTGTGCAATATGCATGTTCTTGCGAAAAAGGTAAAGAATTTAATAGGTTAAATAAAACTAAATGTGAATTTTGTCCTCATGATTTTGCTAAAAAACAATATATGTTTTCCGAGGTTAGTTTAACTAATTTCCATCTTTATTTAATTAATGCTATTTATGGGCATTCTATGTTAAAAGATAGAGATTCAAGATTGTTAATTGTTGATGAATGCCATTTAATGGATGATGTAATGTCAGATTTTATTTCTATTAAGATAACAGAAACAATAATAAAGAAGTTTCATTTTTTTAATGAGGTAGAAATTATTAAAGAATTAAAAAATGTAGTAAATATAGAAACTTATATTGATTTTTTAAGGTATTTTTTGATTCAGATACAAGAAACTATGGCTGAAATTGAAGCAGCTTTATCGTCTGGTCGTGGCACATCTTATTCTGGTAAAAAAGATATGAGAGATATGAAAATTAATTCTGTTCTTGATATAGAATCAGAAGATATTAAATTCATGCAGTTAGTGACAGATTTGCGACAGTATTCAACAAAAATAGATGTTTTTATAAAGGAATATGACGAAAATCCTACAAATTGGGTCGTTGAATCACAATATAATGAAAAAAGCAAAATAAATGAATTATCATTGGAACCAATATGGGCAAAAGATTATTTGAAAAAATATGTTTGGGACAATTATGATATGGTAATTTTAATGTCTGGAACAATTTTAGATAAAAATATATTTTCTACACTTAATGGAATTGATATTGATAGATCGGTTTATTATTCAGCACCATCGCCATTTCCTATGGAGAATAGAAAGGTTTATTATATGCCACTCGGTAAAATGTCATATACTAAAAAAGAGGATACTTTTAAGAATTATATACCATTTTTCAAGAAATTATTAAAGAAATATTCCGATGTAAAAGGTATTATACATACTAATTCATTTGAGTTAGCAAAATGGATAGAAGATTCGGTTAAAGATAAACGATTATTATTTCATAGTTCGTCAAATAAAGAGGAAATTATAAAAATGCATTTTGAATCTGAAAAGCCAACCATTTTAGTTAGTCCTTCTGTTTCTACTGGTGTTAGTTTTGATCATGATAGAAGTAGATTTCAGGTAATATCAAAAATACCTTATCCTTCTTTGGCATCGCAGAAAAATAAAATGAGACAAAAAATATATCCAGAGTATTATACATATAAAACGGTTGCTGATTTAATTCAAATGTCTGGTCGTTCGGTTCGTTCGCATACAGATTATGCCGATACGATAATAATTGATTCTTGTTTTGGAGATGTTTTGCGAAATTCTAGTCATTATTTTCCTTCGTGGTTTTTAGAATCGATAATTAATATAAATTCTAAATAAAATAAAACCTGTTATTTTTAACAGGTTTTTTAATATTCTTCATAATTAATTATATATTTTGGGCTAATTCTTTGATCTATAAATAAACCATTTGGATAATTTACATCGGAATAAAAATTTAAATTTGATTTTATTTTACTAACATCAATTGTTAATATTACTGGAAAATCAACATCAAAATTTACATTTTGTATTAGCATATCTGCATCTTTTTTATCTTTTAAAAGATAAATTCTTTTTGGATGATAAGATATTTTGTTAGTATTCCTTGGTATTAAACCTTTCGATTTAATATTATGAATATTATATTCATCTGTAACATGATATAATATATCAGGTATATCATAAATCTTATCACCATAATAAGGTTCAAAATGTAGTGTTATTAATTCATCATTCGAATCTTCTAACTCTGTTTCTTTTATTAAATTTTTAACTATCTTATTGATATCTCGCCTAAATTCGTTAAAATCTACATCTTCTCCATCATTTTCATAATGTCCTGTATGGTAGCCAGATAAAAAATATTTATATGTTTTTTCAATAGTTTTAATTATATTTAAAATTTTTTCATAATTAAATCTGTTTATTCTTAAATAAAGAGTTCCACTTCTGAAGTAATATTCCTCATCTTCGAAATTTTTTATTAAAAAATTTCGAAGATGTGATAAAGATTCGTTTATAAATTCTATAAAAGTTTTCATTTATTATATATTAATTTAATATATAATTAATGAGACTTTTAAATTATAGACAAATTGAATTAGCTACTAATTTTATATCATATTTATTAGATACGGTTTTGGAAAAGAATAAATTTTCATTACCAAAAAATACTTATTTAGATAAATTAAAAATACATAAAATCTTTATTACAAATAATGAAGATAAATTAGGTATTTTAGAAAAAATTACGGAAGAATTAGTTAAAAATTCAAATCTTAATATTGAAGCAAACGAAGAAATAATTACTTTGTTGTGTGTGGCTGGATTTTCAGCGTCTCAATTAAATAATAGTAAATTTTTAATTGATAATAAATTTAAGAAAGAAGATTTTGAAAAAGAAATTAAATCTATTTTAGAGGAACTTAAATTAAATGGTGTTGGAAATAATATAGTTAAAAACTTATCAAATTGTTTCAAATCCATATTAAAATTAGCCAACTCATTAGATTCCGTATTATCTTTTGTAGAGAAAAATAAAGTTGGTTTATCTGATTTAGAAGTTATTACTACATATTTGAAAGACAAAGACATTGTTAATAATAAAAATATATCACAAGCCTCAAAGGTCATGACGATAAATGAGTTTTCGAAATAAACTAAAAATCATGAAGTAATATAATAACTATTAAAATTATTTATATTAATTTATGACAATCGGCATTGAAAAGATATTTTTTGGCTATATACTGCAAAATAAAAAATTTTTCCACTTAATTGAACCATTTTTCTTCAAGAATAATGAGATTCAATTTGTTTACACCGTCATTAGAAAATATATGCTAACTGACAGTGATATTGAACTTCCATCTCCAAAACAAATATTAGAAATGGTTAATCTTGATGATAAAGATGGATTAATCACTCGTGATATGCTTAAAAGTATGCTTACGGTTGATTTAGGAGAATATGATGAAGTTAATTTTATTATACCAAGATTTAATGCTTGGATTTTATCGAATCGTTTAAAAGCGGGTACAGTTGATATTGTTGAAGAAACAAGAAATTTAGATACTATTAATGATTTTGAAACTACATATGAAACAGCTCAAAAAATAAAAGAAATAGTGGATAATATGTCTTCTGTTAATTTTATTAACGATGGCGATGATATGGGTTCTGATTTTGATGATGTTGAGGCACATGTTCAAGATTCATCCAAATTTAAAATAAAATCAGGATTTTCAACGCTTGATCATATGTTAGGTGGTGGATGGGATATAGGAACATTAAATATGCTAATGGGTGAAACAAATTCTGGTAAATCATTATGGATGCAGAATTTAGCAGTTGCTTCGGCAAATCAAGGATATAATGTATTGTATATCACATTAGAGATGTCTGAAAGAAAAGTATTAAAAAGGGTTGGTGCTATGAGATTAAAGATTCCTGTTAATGATTATGATACAATATCATTAGATACGGAATTTATGAGAAAGAAAATTGAAGGATTAAAAAAATCTTCTGGTGGTGGTACTGATCTTTTTGAAAAGAAAATTGGCAAAATTTATACTAAATTTTGGGCGGCTGGAACTGCTAATGTAAATGATTTTGATAATTTTTTACAAAAATTAAAAGATAGAAAAGGAATTAAAATTGATTTAGTTATTGTTGATTATTTAACTTTAATGGTTCCGCCAAAATCAAACGGTAATGGTGATACACTCTACACAAAAGGTAAATTATTAGCAGAAGGTATGAGAGCACTTGGATCAAAATGGAAAGTTCCTGTTATTAGTGCATTACAAGTTGCTAAAGAAGCATGGAATGCAACAAATATATCTTTGGAAAGTGTGCCAGAAAGTAAAGCAATACCAGAAACGGCGGATACTTTCTTCGCAATTATACGAAATGAAGAAATGAAAAGGCAAAATCTTTATAGATTGAAAATGTTGAAACAAAGAGATGGTGATTTTTTAAAATCACAAATTAAAATTAATTTGAATCCTATATTCTTAAATCTGGAAAATGATCAATTTATAGATGCTTAATTAAATATTAAATTTAATATATAATAGTTAGAAACTTCCTCTATTAAATTTAATATAAACCTTAAAAAAAATTATTTTATTAAAATGAATAATAACCTAAATAATGTCGATCCTATTGATCCAAATGAAAATGATAAAGAAATGAATGAAATTGAGGACGAATTATTAGAAGATTCCAATATAGAATTAATATTGGAAATTGATGATGATATTTTAGACGATGTTAATATTGAAGAAGATGAAGAATTATCAATAGAAGATAATTTAGATTCGGATATAACTGATGTTATTGAAGATGAAGATATTGTTATGTCTAAACATAAAATACAAGGAAAACATAGTTTAAAATATGATTCTATATTTAAGGGGAAAAAGGAAGACCCTTTAATGGACGATGAATTTGAAGCAAATTCATCATATTTTAATGAAAACTTTGAAGTTGATAAAGGCTCACTTTATTGGTTTGAATCAATTGATAATGAGAACTATATAAAAGAAAAACGAATTAAAGAAAAAGTATATGAGGTATTAATGCATAATACCGAATTAAATTTTTTAAATAATAGAAGAAAACCTTCAAAATCTGATTTTAATAATTATTATTTCTTATTGAAGACACATTTAAAGAATGAAAGTTTCACTAATGTCGAACTTTTTAACGAATTAGCAGTATATTTTTCAGATAATTTATTTAATATGTTTAAATTATTAGATAATAAATGGCGAAATTTAATTATTGAAGAATTACAAGAACATATTGGAAAATATAGCACAAATCCAGAAGTTTCATTTAGAAATATAAATAATGGAACCGAAGTTGAATTTAGTTGGTTTGATAATGAAATAAATCAAAATATTATAATTACTGGTGTAGTTATAGAAATTGATGATAATTTGATCATAGTTGATTCATATGAAAAGATTTATAATTTAGAATTAACACAAATTACGAAAATACTTAATAATACTAAATTTAAATATAATTTAAATAAATTAAATAATATAGATTTTTTATAATTTGATTTTTGAAAAAAAAGCAACATTCGATTTTTTTGATATAAAAATAATCAATATATAATTAACAATTTTTTGCAAAGGTTGTTAATGGATATTTTCCGAAATAAAAAAATATAATAAAATATGACAAAACAAATTTATGTTGTCAAGAGAGACAACAGGCGCGAGCTTTTGGATTATGAAAAAATAAATAAAGTTCTGATATGGGCTACAGATGATATTAGTAATGTATCTGCATCTGATGTTGCTATGAATGCAAAACTTCAGATTTATGATGGTATTACTGCTATTGAAATTCATAAAGTTCTAATTCAATCAGCCGTAAACATGATTACAGAAGAAACACCAAATTATCAATATGTTGCTTCTAAATTAATTAATTTTCTTTTAAGAAAAGAAGTATTTAATACTTATAATATTTTTCCAAGATTAAAAACTTTTATTAAAGAAAATGCTGATAGAGGGGTATATGATTCTGGTATTTTAACTAAATACTCTGAAAGAGAAATGGATAAAATAGAACAATTCATCAAACATAAAAGAGACGAAGACCTTACTTATTCAGGTATTCAACAATTGATGGATAAATATTTAGTGCAAGATAGAAAAACTGGCAAGCATTATGAAACACCGCAGTTTATGTATATTTTAATTGCTATGACTCTTTTTGCTAATTATACTAAAGAAGATAAATTAGATAAGGTAAAAAGATGTTATGAAATGCTTTCTTTACAAAAGATTTCATTACCAACGCCTATTTTAGCGGGAGTTAGAACACCAAATCGTCAATTTGCATCATGTGTTTTAGTTGACGTGGCTGACGATTTAGATTCAATTGCTGCATCTAATCATGCTGTATTAAGGTATATTTCAAATAGGGCTGGTATCGGTTTAAATTTTCGTTTAAGAGCAATTGGAGCATCTGTAAATAATGGTGAAAAAATACATACTGGTATTATTCCATTTTTGAAAATGTTTGAATCATCTGTTAAATCATGCTCACAAGGTGGTATTAGAGGTGGTGCAGCAACAGCACACTATCCATTTTGGCATAAAGAAATAATGGATATACTTGTGTTGAAAAACAATGCTGGTAATGAATTAGCACGTGTTAGAAGAATGGACCATTCAATACAATTGTGTAGATTATTTTATACAAGATTCGTGAAGAAAGAAAATATAACATTATTTTCGGCAAATGACGTTCCTGAATTGTATGATTATTTTGGTTACGATAATGATAAATTTGAAGAATTGTATCTTAAATATGAAAATGATGCATCAATTTCCAAAATTACTATTCCAGCAACAGAGGTAATGAATCTATTATTACAAGAAAGATTGGAAAATGGTAGAATTTATATACAAAATATTGATAATGCAAATACACATTCAGCATTTTTAGATAAAATTAATATGTCTAATTTATGTCAAGAAGTTAATTTACCTACTTCTCCTATTCATGATATTAATTCCGAAGAAGGTGAAATTGCTTTATGTGTTTTAGCAGCATTTAATTTAGGAGCTATAAAATCATTAGATGAATTAGAAGAGGTTGCTGAATATGCTGTAAGAATTTTGGATTTTGTAATTGATATGCAAGATTATCCAGTTGCAGCAGCTAGAAAAATGTTAAAGAGAAGATCAATTGGAGTTGGTGTGACTAATTTTGCTTATTGGTTAGCAAAAAATAATTTAACATACACAGATGAAAAATCATTGATGGAAATTGATAGATTATTTGAATATGTTCAATATTATTTATTGAAAGCTTCTAATAAGTTAGCACAAGAGTTTGGTAAATGTGAATATTTTGATAGAACAAAATATTCAAAAGGTTTATTACCAATTGATCATTATAACAAAAATGTTGATTCTTTGATTAAAAGAGATTTAGAATTAGATTGGGAAACTTTAAGATTAGATATAATTGAACATGGTTTGAGAAATTCAACTTTAACAGCACAAATGCCAACTGAATCTTCAGCAGTTGTATCAAACGCAACAAATGGTATTGAGGCTCCAAGAAAATTGATTACAACTAAAAAATCAAAATCAGGCGGACCATTACCATGTGTTGTTCCAGAAATGAATAGGTTAAAGAATAAATATCAGTTTTCATATGAATTTGATAACACAGCTATGAATAAAGTTGTAGCAATTATTCAAAAATGGTTTGATCAAGGTATATCAGTAAATCATTATTATGATAAGCGTAAATATTCAGATGGTAATATTCCTCTTTCTGAAATGGCTAAAGATGTTTTGAATTTTTATAAATGGGGTGGAAAACAAATTTATTATGCAAATAGTAAAGATTATAAATCTGATAAATTAGAAGATTTAATCACTACTGAAAAGATAATTTCTAAAGAAGATACAATTATGGAATTAGAAGATCCGAATGTTGTGGGTTGTGAAGGGGGAGCATGTCATTTATAATATATATAATATGATATATATAAATGGTGAAGAAATAGATAGCAAATTTAAATTATCATCTTTAATTAAAAAAATTGAGAAAATTGAATTAATTAAAGATGATAATTCTTTTATTGAAGAATATTATGGAATTAAATATAAATTAAATTATGAATCTAAAAAAATATTTTTATCACTCCTGAAAAAATATTTTGAAGATAGGTTTTCTTTAATTAATTATCTAAATAATAATGATGTTAACATATCTCTTGACGAAGATAGATTAGTAAAATTTATCACATATACAAAAAACAATAATAAAGATAGATGCTCAAAGCAATATTTATTTCTAAAATATGGTTATTATAATGAAAATTATTATAAGGATACATATGGTATAGGCATAGATAAATTTGTTAAAAAATATGGTAATATTGAGGGTGAATTAAAATTTGAAGAATTTAAAAACAAACAAAAAAATACATCAAAAAGAAGTATTGAATATTGGAATAATATTTACGAAGATGAAAATATAGCTAAAGAAAAATTAAAAGAATATCAAGCAAAACATACTAAAAAACATTTTCAAGATAAAACCGAGGATTATATAAATAAATATAATAAACAGAATAGTAGATGGTGTATAGAATATTATACAAAACGAGGATATAATCCTGTAGACGCTAAATTAATAATAAGTGAAATTAAAAGAAAAGAATCAAGGTTATCGTTAGATTATTATCTAAATAAAGGGTATTCTATTGATGAAGGTAATAAAATGAAAAATGAATATTGGTTGGAAAATTGTAATAACTTTCTTAACACAAGACAAACATCAAAAGAATCGCTCAAAATTTTTGATAAATTATATGAATGGCTTATAGAAACATATAAGAATGTTTGTGTATATTATGGTAATAATGGTAAGCAAGAGTATTTTTTATATGATAAGGATAATAAAAAATATAATTTTTATGATTTTACAATTTTATATAAGAATATAAAAATTATAATTGAATATAATGGAGAAAAATTTCACCCTTATTATGGTTTAACAAACGAAGAATTAAATAATTGGAAACAACTTTATACAAATCGAACTGCTGATGAAGTTATAAAAATGGATAATGATAAAAAAGATATGGCAATTAATAATAATTTTAATTATCTTGTTATATGGTCTAATCATAATAATAATTTAAATGTATGTAAACAATTTATAATTAAGTATTTTTGTGAAAAATATAGATGAATCTATAAAAAAACGAGAAATACTATAAACTTATAGACATTTATTAATAACAAATAATAAAAGAAAAAATGTCTAAATTTTTGTTAATTCAGACATTTTTTCTTATTTTTGTAAAAATAATAATTATGAAAATAAACGAAATAACTTTATACGAACTGTATACAAACCAGAAAAGAAATGATTTTAAATTGATTGAAGATAATATTTCCAGTTCTGATCCAGAAGATGGTGGATCTGATCATGATGTAGTGATTCAAGATTTGTCAACTGGAAAATATTATGCAGGTAGTTATTGTGATTGGGACATCTATTACAATTTTGATTATGATGAAGAAACTGGTGAAGTTTCACGTTGCGATTTCGATTGCGATTTAATTGAAGTTATGCCAAAAGAAGTTATGACGACAATTTATGTTCCGGTAAAATAAAGATAAATAATATGAATAAAATAATTAATACAGACAACACGATAGATTATACTAAAATTCCAGTTTTTTTTGGCAATGATGGTATGTCTTTGCAGAGATACGATAAATTTAAGTATCCTGGTTTTTTTGAACTTTTTAAAAATCAAATTAATTCTTTCTGGTTGCCAGAAGAAGTTGATTTATCAAAAGATCGTTTAGATTATAAAAGTTTAACTGAAAATGAGAAGTTTATTTTTACTTCTAATTTAAAATACCAAATACTTTTAGATTCAATTCAAAGTAGAGGTATTCCTAACTTAACAGAAGATCTTTCTAATTTAGAAGTTGAAGCATTTTGTTCGGCATGGGCATTTTTTGAAACTATTCACTCTTACGCATACACATTTATAATTAAAAATGTGTATCATTCACCAGGTGAAGTATTTGATAATACTTTAAATGATGAGGAAATCTTAAAAAGAGCATCTTCGGTTACTAAATACTACGATGAATTGATTAATTCTTTTGGTGAATCAGAATATGAAAAAAAGAAAAAGTTATATCTAACTTTAATGTCAGTTAATATACTTGAAGGAATTCGTTTTTATGTTAGTTTTGCTTGTTCTTATGCTTTTGCACAAAATGGCAAAATGGAAGGAAATGCTAAAATTATATCTTTAATCAATAAAGACGAAAACTTACATCTTGGTTTTACTCAAAAAATGCTTAAAGATTTAAGAAATCGTGAAGATGAAGGTTTTCAAGAAGTTGTTAGAGAATTAGAACCAGTAGTTATTAAGATGTTTAAAGATGCTGCTGAAGAAGAAATGCAGTGGGCTGATTATCTATTCAAAGATGGTTCAATGCTTGGTTTAAACGCTGATATATTAAAACAATATATGATGTTTTTATGTAATCAAAGAATGAAAGCAATTGATTTAGAACCTATTTTTGATAAAGTGACAAATCCTATTAATTGGATTAATGCATGGACTAATTCTGGAGGCGTTCAAGTAGCACCGCAAGAATCAGAAATTGAATCTTATAATAAGGCGGCGGTTAAAGCGGATTTAAATGATACAGATTTTTCGGATTTTGATTTTTAAATAAAATGTATTAAATTAAATAATATAAAAATAAAGCCGCTATAGCGGCTTTATTTTTATATTATTTAACATTTCTTGAAATTTGTTATTTTCTAATAAATCATATTTCTGGTCATATTCATCCGCTGAAATATATTCATAATATAATTTTATTAATTCAAGTTGCTCATTAGTTAAATTAATTTCACCTACAAAATATCCATTAACAGGTCTTCTATACCTAACTTCTTTAATATATCTAAAATCACCTATATTCCAGTGTGATATATCTTTATCTGGTATTTCTTCTATTTTATAAATATTTATTGAATTTATATTATTTACATTTATATTTATAAGCATAGATAGACATCCTAAAACAGCTCCGCCAATATATTTAGAGGCACAAATTTCTGGTATATTTGACATCCAAAATGTATCATATTTATATATAGGATTATCGTTTTTGTCAATAGCTTCATAAAAATCTTTAGGTATAAATATAGTTTCTTTACCTAAGAAATTATTTGTAGCACGATAATAATTTTCTGAAAAGTTTTCAAATAATTTAATCCATTTTAACATATACTATATATATTATAATATATAGTATATGTTAAAATGGAATGATTATTTATTAGAATTAGAATATAATAAATGGGAAAAATTATCAGAAACTTCTAATGAAGGTTTAAATACTTTATTTAATAGGATTGAAAAATTTATCGATAAGGAGTATGAGATTGATACTGAAAAATTTGAAGAAGTTATTTTAAATCTATTCAAACGATTTAAAGGTAAAGTAAAAGTATTAAGCATAATTGCTACTATATTACTTGGTTCTTATATGGGAATAAATAAATTAAATGATATAATAGTTAAAGCTGGTATTGATGCTCAACAAAGTAAAGAAATTATTCAACAGGCTAAGCCAGTTAAAAATGAAATTAATAAATTTTTAAGTGCTTTAGCCGAAAAAGAATCAAGTTCAGATCCCAAAGCGATAAATAGATTTGGGTATATTGGAAAATATCAATTTGGAAAATCTGCTTTACAAGACTTAGCTTTGGATCATAAAATAGATACTCATAAATTTAGAAAAAATCCTGCTATTTTTCCAGAAAAAATGCAAGATAAATCTATGATTAAATTACTTAAATTAAATAATCAGTATTTAGGTGATTATATAGATAATTTTGAAGGAAAAATTATTTCAGGTGTAAAAATAACTAAATCTGGATTACTTGCTGGGTCACATTTAGTAGGTGCATCGGCAATTAAAAAGTTTTTAGATTCAAATGGTGTTATAATACCAAAAGATGGAAATGGTGTTCCAGTTACAGAATATATTAAAAAATTCGGGGGTTATAATTTATTTTTTAACTTTTAAAATTATTATTATATAATTCATATGAGCAAAAAACAATTTACAAACGGTGTATATTATTCAACTAATTTTGCGTTAAAAATTAATGAAGATGAGAATACGCAAAAATCTATTGATTTTTTAAAAGAAGTTATAATTTCAGTTAGAAAAATTAAGAATAATAAACTAATTACTTGTATTAGTAATATAGATTCTTCTATTGAAGATTTGGAAAGAATTGCTAAAATTGTTAAATGCAATTGTGGTGCTGGTGGCACCATAAAAAATGGTGAAATCCTTATACAAGGAGATTTTCATGAAAAAGTATATAATGTTATCAAAAAATTGGGGTTTGATAATATCAAGAATTAATTATTAGAAATGTCTATCGGTGTTTTAAATATATTAGATAGTTTAACTAATCAAAAAGTTTTACCAGTTAAAGAATTGCCCACACAAGGTCTTTTTTATGAGGATGATTTTACTATCAGAATAAAAAAAGCAAGTGCTGATGATATACTCCTTTATAATTTTAATTATATTAAGGACGATATAAGCACTATTTTACAAGAAACAAAAAGAATTATAAAAAATAATATAGTTTTAAACAAAAAATACACATATGAAGATATTAAATCAAATGATTTATTATACATATTTTTTGAAATAGTTAAATTTACTACTGCTAAAGATATATTAGTTCCTTTTAAAGATATATTTGAAAATATAAGTCATGTTCCATTTGATGCGAAGCATTTTAATTATTTTAATTATGATAAATTAGGATGTTTATATAATTCTGAAACACACGAATTTGAAAAATATGGTTATAGATTTTCATTACCTTCTGTTGGTGTTGAAAATTGTTTAGTTGATTATTTATTTAAAGAAAATGATAGTAATGGTGTGAAAAATAATTATGATTTTTTATTTTTTCTTGGTAATAAAAATTATTTATCAGATAATGAGATTAATAATTTAATTACAATTTTTACAGAAGATTTGGATGAAAAAGAAAAGGAAAAAATTGAAGAAATAGTTGATACCATATATCCAGCAATTGGTTATACTCTTAAATATAACAATAAAATCGTGGAGTTAGATATGAAAATTGATTTTGAGACTTTATTTATGTAGGATTATTTTTATGATATATAAAAATAATGAATATAGATTATATAAATAAAGTCATAAATGATGATTGTTTGCATATATTATCAAAATTGGAATCTAATTCAATAGATTTAATTTTAACTGATCCACCTTATCTTATTTCAAGAGAATCTAATTTTTCAAAAGGTTCTGAAAATAAAAAATTTAATGTTATCTCAATTGATTTTGGTGAATGGGATAAAAAAGAATTAGATTTTAATACTTTATTTCAAGAATGGAAAAGAGTGTTAAAAACTGGTGGTAGTTTAATAATTTTTTATGATATATGGAAATGTAATGAATTAAAAGAAACTTCTGAAAAATATGGATTTAAACAACCAAGGGTATGTCAATGGGTTAAAACAAATCCTGTTCCTGTTAATTCAAAAAATAATTATCTTTCAAATGCTATTGAATTCTTTTTTACTTTCGTAAAAGGTGGAAAACCAACTTTTAATTCTGTATATGATAAGGGTATTTATAATTATCCAATTTGTCATGGCAAAGAAAGAACACAACATCCTACACAAAAACCATTATCTTTAATTAAAGATTTAATCTTAAAACATTCAAATCAAAATGATGTTATTTTGGATACATTTGGTGGTAGTGGAACAACTGCTGTGGCAGCTATAGAAAGTAATAGAAATTATATTTTAATCGAAAAGGAAGAAAATTATTGTCACATTTCAAATGAAAGAATTAAACTTCTTGATAAAAAAGAAGTATATAAATAAAAATTAAATTTATATGATAAAAATTAAAAATGCACAATTAAATAATGATGCAGTTGTAGCACTTAATAATTTAATGGATTTAGATATTAAAGCTGGTGCTGCATTTAAATTAATGAGAATCATTAAAGAAATATCAACATTAGTTGAAGATAAATTAAAAATGGAACAAAAAATACTTGATAAGTATGTCGATAAAGATTTAAATGGACAACCACTTAAAGTTTATGATGAAACAAATCAAGTAGTCGAAGGTGCTGTTAAAATCAATGATATGACAGGATTTCAAACTGAAATGGAATCTTTATTGTCATCTGATTCTACTATAAGTTTAGAGCCAATTCCTTTTGATAGTTTAGGTCTTGAGACTATAAAATTAAAAGATCTTTTAAAAATTGATTTTATTTTTTCATAATGGCTAAACTTTATTTAGACAAGTATTATACAGACTTAAAAACTGCTAAATGGTGTATAGATAAAACAATAGAAATTATAGGAATAAATAATATATCTGAAACTATAGAACCATCCGCAGGCGATGGTTCTTTTAGTTCACAGATAAATTGTATTGCCTATGATATTGAGCCAGAAGCAGAAGAAATAATTAAGCAAGATTATTTAGATTTAAATATAAATTATTTAAAAGGAAGATTAATTATTGGAAATCCGCCATTTGGCTCACGAATGAATTTGGCTCAAAAATTTTATAAAAAATCAATTCAAATAGCGGACTATATTGCTTTTATTTTGCCTATAAGTCAATTAAATAATTCAGCATCAATGTTTGAATTTAATTTGATATATAGTTATGATTTAAGAAAAATTAATTTTTCCGATAGAAAACTCCATTGCTGTTTTAACATCTATAAACGACCTGATAATGGTATAAATCAAAAACAATCTGACAAATTAAAAGATATTGTAATAATAAGACAAGATGCTAAAAATTATTTAGATTTAAGCTTTGATTTACGCATGTGTTATTGGGGAAATGGTTCTGCTGGAAAAATACTAAAAGAAGGAGAAACATATTCAGGTGAATATAAGATACAAATAAAAAATAATGAATTAAAATCTGAAATTATTAAGGTTTTATCTGAAATTGACTGGAAAAAAGAATTAAATTGTATTGCTATGTTAAGAATAAAGCAATACCATATTATTAGTGCTTTAAAAAAATATATACCAAAGATTAAGTAATAAAGATTTAATATATAAAGAAATAAATTAGTATTAAAAATGTCGTCAACATATTCAATAAATCCTGGTACTATAACCGAAGCATTTAAATTAGCTGATATTAATACGGTATTAAATGAATTGCCAGATAATACCCAAAAATTAATCAATCCACATGATTTAAGAGATGCTATTTATACTTCTTGGGAAAATATTGTAATTAAACCAACCAGTGTATCTGGTATTGAATATATTGGTTTAGACAGGACTGATTTATATGAAAAAATATTTCTTGGTAAAAAACAAGTTTCAAATAGTAATGTTTTAAATACTAACTTATTAAGCACTGATGTAGATATATTTTTATATAATACAAAAACAGATGCAGATTTAACAAATCAAAATTTAAAAATTGGATTTTTAGCTGGTGCAAGTAATAGTTTATTTTATGGTACAACATTATCTATTCCTACGATTGAAGTTAAAAAAATAAGCACATATTATGGTGATGTTTTAGATTTTAATATAAATAATAATTCAACTATAGTATATGGTTTAACTACCTTTGGTGGTAATATATCAATTCGTTCTACAAAGGGAAATATCTTGTTAAATGATGTTATTTTTCCTACAACGACAGATACAGCAGCTACAACTGATGGTAAAGTTTTAACATTTAAGACAATTGGTTCTAATAAATATGCTACTTGGCAAACACCAACTATAACTTCTATTAATACTTCTAGTGCATTTAACATAACTGCAAATCCTTTAATTATAAATGGTAAAAATTATAATTTTAGCAATCCTATACCGACAACTATTGCTGTTGGTGGTATTGCTACCGGTTCTAATTTATCTGGATTGGCTGTCGTAGATATATTGAATCAAATGTTTTATCCTTATGTAAATCCATCAGTAAGTATAACTTCTGTTCAACCATATTATGAGATTTCTTCTATTACAATGTCTGTGGTTAATTTGAATTATACAATAAATAAATATTCAAATACATATACGGTTAGTTCAATAAATAGTATACCTAGTATAATTTCCGCTGCTTCTGCTTCAGCAGCTATAACTTATTTAAATAGTTCAGCTTATTCTATTTATAATGGGTCTGGTACATATTCAGCAATATTTAATTCACCAAAAATACAAACATTTACATTATCAATTTCTGATTCATTTGGCGCTTCATATTCAAGTAATTGTTCTGTAGAATTTATTTATCCAATTTTTTATGGAACTTCTGCTACAGCATCTGCTACACAGTCTGATATTATAAATTTATTACCATCTTTTAGTAAAATACTTTCTAAAAATCCTAATCAAACTGTTGGTTTCAATGGTAATGGTGTTTGTTTATATTATTTAGTTCCTTCTTCTTATGATCCTACTGGTAGTATGTCTGCTTTTTATGCTACTCAATCATTATTTAATGAAAAATCAGTATTTAGAGGAAATGGAACACCATTTACAATAACATTATCATCAACAAATTGGTCAGGTGTTTTATATAATTGTTACATATATTCACCACTTGGTTATCCTTCTATTACAACTGTGGGAACACCAACAACATATGCTGCACAATATGTTTGTGCCTTTTAAAAATAAAATATAATAAAAATGCCTACATCTTTAATAAGTAATTTTGTAATAAACACAAACTCTCCAATTGATTCTAGAATGGTTGTTACTAGTAGTGCGGCTCGTGATGCTATATTATATAAATATGATGGTATGCAAGTTTTCACAACCGATACTCGCACAATGTGGACGTATAATTTAAGCGGAAATAGTTGGTCTGATTTAAGTCTTAAAAAAGGTATTTATGGTGGTAGCGGTAGTTTAGTTGGGAATACTTATATTGATACAGGTAGTATTGGCAATTTTGTTGGTAGTCAGTCATATTATTTTGTTTTAACAGCTTCGGCCTCAAAAATAGTTAATTTTTCTACTTATTTTAATAGACATACAGCAAATGATAATTGGTCGGGTGTCGAGTTAATACAAAAATTTTCTAATAATTATGATTCTAATTATTCCTATATGTCGTTTAATTATTCTGGTTATAATGATATAGGATTTGGTGTAAATGGTAGTAGAAAATTTAGTATTTTATCTGGTTGTGCTTCTAGTGGAAATGGTATTGTAATTTATAGCCCAACCTATTCAGCAACTATATCACCTAGTTATTTAACTTCTGATAGAACTTATTATTTACCAAATAAAATTGGAACATTAGCTTTAACAACAGATGTATCATTTGGAAATATTGTCACAAATGGTAATACATCTTCAAATCCTATTATAATTTATAATGTTATTTCTGGTGTATCTTATTCTAATATTATAAGTTCTAATTCGATTTCTTTATATAAAGGTGTGACATTTACAGCTGGTTTAGATGCCAATGGTATTTTAAAATTAGCGGATCAAAGAAGTTCTTATGCTGCTTCAATTGTTTCCGCAACTCTTTCAGCAAATTATACATATTCTATACCAGATGGTGGTGGTATATTTGCTATGAAAAAATATACTATGTATCAAAAGACCAATTTATTTGGAATAACTGCTGGTACAACTTATTCACTTTTCAGAGTAGAAGGTCCAAGCTCTAGTTATGGCGATTTTATCATAACTAGCATAATACAAAGTAATACTACACCAGCTTGGGCAAGCACATGGAGCAGTCCGTATATAAATATAGGTTTAACTTATTCTTCTATAACAAGTAGCTCATATAATAGTTTTATATCGGGTGTGAATTTTTCAAAACAATTTAACGCTAATATATTTGATTTTACAACATTATCAAGTTCTTATATATATAGACCGCTTTCACAGAATCAAGAAGTTGTTTTATTGATAGCAACAGGTTCAAATGTCACTGGTAATCCATATACATTTGATATTTATATAGAAGGATTCTATACTAAATTATAAATTATTAAACCAATAATTAAAATAAACAAAAGAATCGTTGCGAAGATTATAAATATCTGTATTATATCTTATAATAATTCTATTTTCATTAGGTATAGTTTCTAAAACTTCAATTTGATCATCTTTTCTTATTTCTAATTCTTTTCCAGTTTTAGTGTTAAAAGCATAAATTTTATCTTTCAATGCTTTATATAACCCAGGTTCTATATTTAAGAATTTCTTAAAACTATTAATGAGTAAACCTTTTAATCTTATTTGCCATTCAGGAGATTGAGTTAAACTATTGTCTTTAAATACATCAGGTGAATTAAATTGAGGTTTTTGACTTAGTATTTTATATATTACACCATTATATTCTTTATCATTTATCTTAAAAGTTAGATATACATCATAATCAGCATTAGCAGGATTAATTCTTAATATATTTAATGCTTTTGGATATTGATCATCTAATGATAACGAACCTTTTAATGAACGATAGGCAGCTGAATTTGATAAAGAACGCATGATGGTATTTAATCTTGAAACGCCGCTACGGATATTGTCTTGTTGTCTATCAAAAGCATTAACGCTTAAAGAATTATCAGGTGCTAAACCGATTGATACATCGGTATTGTCACTATTAAATCTTTGTAAATTAAATTCACTAAATTCACGAATTAAATTATGATTATATGGTTTTATGAATTTCATATATTTATATATTAAATTTGGAATATAATATATACTTTATGAAGTATTTATTAAAATTTAATGAAGCAGATGAACCAAAAATTTTATCATCTGATAAAATTGAGGAAATTACTAAACAAATTGTTTTATCTTCAACTCAAATTGATGAAATGTTGGAAAAATATAATAAATTATATAAAGAAATAGAACCATTTACTTCTAAAAAAGCAACTAATAATCAAATAGATGATGCTTATGTTAATTTAAAAACATTTTTAGATAAAATTGATGAGTCAAAAAAATTATTGTCATTAATTTCTGGTAAATTAGAAGATTATACTAACGAAGGAGAAAAATATTTAGGGTAATATGCAATGGTTAAAAACATTTGAAAATAAAACACAAACTTTAAAATTTAAAAAATGGTTTGGTGATAGTAAAGTTGTTAATTTAGACGGAACACCAAGAATTGTTTATCATGGAACAGATAAAAAGTTTAGTAGATTTAGTTCCAAATATAGTTCAATGGGTGGTATTATTTGGTTTTCAACAAATAAAGAAGCTGTTGAGCGAGGTGAAGTTGGAGCTGCTGGTAATAAGTATATAAAAAAATTATATATTTCAATGAAAAATCCTGCAGGATGGCATGAATACGAAAAATACACACTAGGGCAACTTGAAAATATGGGCTATGATGGCGTTATTTTAAGAGATGATGAATATAATTATGATGGATTTGTTTTTAATACAAATCAAATTAGAATTGCCGATTAAAAATTAATATATAGAAATATGAATAAGTTTACTTTTATTGTAGAAAAAGAAGAAAATAAATTAACACCTTTGCAAGAATTAGAAAATTTTTGGATTGAATTTAATAATGATAAAAAAAGTGATGAATATGATTTGTATGAATTTTATCATCAAGCTAGAGTTAAAGGATTTGAAGGTGAGCTTATTAAAAAATATTTAAAAAACAAATAACCTATGAAAAAATTTACTACTTTTAAAATTGAAAGACTTATAAAAGAAGATGTAGAAGCAATTATTCCTGCAAATCTACCTCAACAACCACAAATAACACAATCAGAACCTGCAAAATTTGTATCTAAATTATTTGAATCTAGAGAGATGGCACATGTTTATCATCTTCAAATAACAGGTGAAGGTTCTTATGCTGGACATAAAGCATTAGATGAGTATTATAATGGTATTCTTGATTTCATTGATGAGTTAATCGAGACATATCAAGGACAATATAGTATTATTGAACATTATGATGTTATTAATACAGACGGAACAAAAACACTTGATAAAATTCAATATTTTACAGAATTAGCCGAATTTATTAAACAAACAAGGTATAAAGCATTTTTACAAGAAGATTCTCATTTGCAAAATATAATTGATGAAATGGTTGGTTTGACCTATCGCACTCTTTATAAACTTAAGAACTTAAAATAAAAAAGTCGCTCAAATGAGCGACTTTTTTGTAAAAAGAGGTTTGTTATTTTTTAGTTTTAATTAAAACTTCATCAACCATACCGTATTCTTTGGCTTCTTCAGCTGTCATCCAATAATCTCTATCAGAATCTTTTTCAACCTTTTCGAAAGATTGTCCTGAATGCGAAGCAATTATATTGTATAATTCGGTTTTTAATTTCTTAATTTCTTTAACCGTAATTTCCATATCAGAAGCTTGTCCGTGTGCACCTCCAAGTGGTTGGTGAATCATCACCCTTGAGTGTTTTAAGGCAGATCTTTTACCAGGAGCGCCTGCACACATTAGAACAGCACCCATTGAAGCAGCCATGCCAGTGCAAATTGTAGCAACATCTGGTGTAACTAATTGCATTGTATCATATATGCCAAGACCAGCATAAACTGAACCACCTGGTGAATTAAGATATATTTGAATATCTCTTTTTTCGTCTGCTGATTGTAGGAAAAGAAGTTGTCCTGTAACAATATTTGCTACTTGATCATTAATACCTGTTCCGAGGAAAATAATTCTATCCATCATAAGACGGGAAAAGACATCCATTGAAGCCACATTCATTTTTCTTTCTTCAATGATGTATGGTGTCATACCATAAACACTACCCATAATATCATTAGTGTGATTTTGATAATCATGTAGTGTAAGCGAGTTGATACCGAGATGTTTTACGGCATATTTTTCAAATTCATTCATATTTTATGATTGTTTTAAACTTTTACAAATTTAAGAAAATTTTTTAAGAATAAAAAATTAAAAAACATTTTATTTTTGTTTATATAATTTTAATATATACTTTTATGAAGTATTTAATGGCATATGAACAGGTTGATTGGAGCACTAAATTTGGTCAAGTTCAATCAAAAAAAGAAGCACAAAAAAGGAATGCTTCTAATGCTGATTTTAAAATTAAATTTTTTGAAGAATTTCCCAAGGGAACCGCTTTAAAATTTAAAGATAAAGAATCTGAATATGAGATTATTTTAGATGATATAAAATTTACTGATAATGATTATTATTTAGTATTTAAGGCTGAAAATGGGCAAAAAATTAAGTTAGATAAACCATTTAATTTAAAACATGAAGATGCTGAAAAAATATCTTTACTGCCAATAGAAATTTTATCCGAATCTAAAGAATTGATTGAAAAAATGTTAAATAAATAAAAAAGAGCCATTAGGCTCTTTTTTATTTTATCATTATAGTGCAATAAATCCAAAAATTATTTTCTATTCTTACTGCCATTTTAAGATTTTCATGTCCTTTTAATTTTTGTAAAAATTCTCTAAATTTTAATTTAATTTCATCAAAATTAGTCATTTGCCCTTCTGTCCAGGATCCTAATCCTTGATACCCAAATTCCATTAAGCCATCAATTATTTTGTAACTTTTATTATCGGTATTTCCTGGATTAAAAGATTTCATATGATTATAAATATATACCATATATTTAATTTTATCTACTGATAAATATGCTAATTCTCTTTTTAAATGAGCCGCTGAAGGTGAATCTAATAATTGTAATGAATTAAGTGCTGCTTTATTTACTTTAAATGAGCCTATTGATATAATTTTACCATCTTTGAAACCAAAATGAAAAGTTAAATCTGTTTTAATTCCAAAAAATAATTTTGGGTCTTGCGGAATTTTATTAACAAATTTACTTAGTGAAGGAAATCGCATCATTCGTCCAGATATATCTTGATAATTAACTGCATATTCAAAATATAAAATAAAATCGTCTGGTATATTAGTCCAATTAGCAGGTGTATCTTTTAATCCAAGTGAAGTAATTACTTTTAAAAATGTAGAAAATGTATTTTTACCAGCTTTTAATTCAGATGCTTCTGATTCAAATAATTTTGATTCTTTGGTTAAATCAACAAAAGTTCTGATACTAGTTTCTCTTCCAGTTTTATTTAAATAATCTGTAACAATTTTATAAATAGAAGATTTAGCAGGTTTATCCAAAACATTAATTGTGTTAGAAATTCTAACAGTAGGATTTGTTTCTTCTAAATAAGGTTTTATTAATTCTAAAATTTCTTTATTACGAATTGCTAAATCTTCAACCCATTCACCAAGTGAATGATGTTTATTTTCTATATTTTCTATATTTTCTCTTATAAATTCTAAATATGTTTTCATAAATTAATTATAAACTCTTATTTCTATTGGAGTGTTATACATTTTACCATTTGCAAAAGTTCTAATATCTCTTATATAAAAATTACTTTGATCTGTTATTTCTATAACACCCGCAAAATTATCATTATTATTTGTGTATGTTGTATTAGTTGCGTTACCCAATATTATAAATGTTTTACCTGTTTTAAATAACGAATCGCTTACGCATTTAAATCTCCCAGTGCTATAATAACTAAAAGTCATGTTTCCTAATGTATTATATAAAACGGATGCTGTCGGAGATGCAGTTCCAGATTGAGTTAATAAAGCTGTATATAATTTATATGGAAATTTATTATCAATATATGTTTTTACATCTTTATCTATATCAATTGGTTCTTTATTTATTAAAGTTTGTATAGCGGTTTGTAAAGTAGTTAAAGCATATTTAGATTCGTAAACATTATTAAAATCTATTAAAACAAAATCACCATTTTTAAAATTGATTCTTATATTATTGTTTTGAATGATTGATGATTGTATTTTAAAAGGCGAAAGAGTCCATACTACATTATTATTTATATCTTTAATAAATAATTTTGCATCATTATCACCTGGAGTTTTGAAAAAATCTAAATAATTAAAATTAGCCATTTATTTTACTATTTTTTATGTTGTTACACTTAATAAAATATAAGTGTTTGCGTTTATAGAATTTCCTGCAAAATCACTCACATTGAAATATAAACTATAAGTTCCAGTTGTTTCAATTGAAGATAATACATTACAATTATAATCTTCTAATACTAAATCAGCATCATCTAAAGTCATTGAACCATCACGATTATCTGCTACACCACTTATTAAAATATCATATAAATCTGATTTAGTTAATGTATAAGATCCATAAACTAAATTACCAAATTCAGATAATGAGAAGTTTGTAGAGAAAGTTAAACCACTTGAACTACTTGTGCCTGTATTATATGGCACACCAGCTGTTAATCCACCTTGTGTAATATAAGCCTTTGAAGAATTATTATTAACATGACTATAAAAATAAGCAACTGGTGGTGTTGTATCCATATTAACACTATTGACAACAACATCTGTATTTTGTAGTATATAATTTATAAGTGAATAAGCTTGTTTTGCATCAGCAACCGATATAAATTGTAAAAATATTTTACCCATAGTTTGTGAATCTATAATTAATAAATCACTACTTATATTTATAGATGTAATATCAACATTTGTAATATAAACTAAAGCTTTTCTAGGCGTATTTGTATCATATATAACCATTGATTCATTTGTAACAAATGTATTAATACAATTAACTGTTGCGTTACATTCCAAATCATAAAATGATAAGCCACTTTGATTAGTTCTATCGGTAAAGAATGTATATGTGTCATCAATTACAGCTACCATAACATCTAATTGAACATTATAGTTTGCATTAGGATTTGTAAAATATAATTGAGGTATTCTATGTGTTGAGTTTCCGGTTAAAATCATTATTTGATCCATATAGTGAATTGTTCCTGGATCATCATAATAATACCATTCTAAATAATTATCTTCTTCGTTAACAGATTTTGAATCATAACGAGCAATAATACATAAAAAAGTTGCATTATCACCTAATCCAAGATGATTCATTAAATAATTAGTTTGACCAGCTTTTAATTGAATTCTTCCTTTTAAAACTTGTGCATATGGTATTCTTATATCGCTAGCTATTAATCTTTCTAATGTATTAGGGCCTTCAATTGCAGCTAAATCACCATTTAGAAATTTAATATAGTTATTAGCACCAAAAAAAGAATTTACTCCTATTTGACAACTCATAATATGTTTTATTTTTATATATTAAAAATCTCAAACATATTAATATATTTCCGTTGAAATTAAATACCTATCTATAAAATCAGAAGTATCTGTTGCATCTACTCTTGTAACACTTATTTTATATCCTTTATTTAAACTAAAATATGGCAAATTATTTAATAAATAACCAGAATTATTATTAAAAATAAGTGGTAAAGATGAAGAAGCTCCATAACTAACTAATGTTGTATTTGTGCTTACGTCTAAATAAATATAAGAATTAGTTGAACCAACACTTGATACTTTATATTGTCCAGAAAAATCAATAGTGCTTGTTGTTCCAATAGTAAAATTGTTTAACATTAAAGTATCGCCTGATTTAAATGAATTATATACTAAATTATAGTTTGAATCAATAGGTATTTCTAATACTGAACCTGTATTTAATCTTATTGGCATAGTTGTATCTATGTTAAATTTAAATGCATCCCAATTATAAGACGAATTTGTTGATTGATTAGATTTGTTATAATAAACAGGAAGATCTAAATTAGAAGCAATTGGAGTTAAAACTGGTGCATTATTTACATTAGAATAATTTATAAAAATATTTAATTTTTTATTTTCAGAAGCAACGGTTTCAGCATTTACAATTATATCCATAGTTTGATTTGGATCTAAATCTCTATTTATTATTACATTTAACACATCATTATTAGGTAAAGTAAAATATGTTTGATCATTATTTGAAATATAAATTAAAAAATCTTTATTAGTTGGTATAGTATAATTATAAGGAATTATACCTGCTGAATTATATAAATTTGATGTTAAAATTGTTTCAACGTCATTATATTTACTATCAATTGAATTTAATTGTATAATTGGTAATCCACCAACTTGTGATGTTGATACTTCAATAGTATCAGAACTTATAATTTGGTTTGATTTATATAAATTTAATAAAGTATTAAGATTAGCAATTTGTTGTTGAATAGTATTTAATTGAGGTTGAGTATAAATTTGTTGTGTTAAATTACTTAAAGCAGTTTTTATTTGTGCATTTTCGTAAATTATATTTTTGAAAGAATCATTTAAACTAACTAGATTTTGCATAGCTTGATTAAATAAATTAAAAGAATATAAAGAATTAACTGCATTTGGATTATAAGCATCTTGTGGATTTTCATTTACTATATTAAAATTTAAATCTAATGAAAAATCATAAGCGGTTCCATCTTGTGTATCTGTTGCTACTAATTTTTCAGCAATTGGAAATAATGAACCAGTATTAACATCGCTATTATTTGGATTATTTAAAAATGAAATACCATATAAATCTTGCACCGCATTGCCATTAACATCTTCATAAGTATAATACCAAAGAATTGCATTAAAATTAAAATCTGAAGGTGGTAAATTATTTACCATTAAAGCATTAAATTGTTCAAAATTTGTTACTTCTCTACCATAAATATTCATTTTGGCATAGTGAGATGGATTAAAATCGATTGTTATACCGTCAAGATTATTTGAATCAACTACTGGTGCAGTTGTATTGCCACTAATACCATAATAATCACCGCTTCTTCTTAACGAATCTCCATTTGAAGTAGTATATGTAAAATCTGAAGTATCAAATTGTCCATAGTAACCACCTGGATAATCTTGTGGATTAACTACAATTGGACTTGAATATATTTCAGCACCAACTATTTCTGGTTGATATTGTGATGGTAAAACAGGAAAAGATGAATTTGGCACATAATTATCATTAGTCATTGTTCTAAATAAAACATCTGGTGTAGCACCATTTTGTCCAGCAATTTGTGCATATACTTCGGT